CTGACGGCGCTGGCGTCTGATCCATCGGCTGAGTGGGGCGGGGTGTGCAAGTTGCGCATCCCGCCCCTCCCCGTGAGTGAAGGAGAACCATCTTGGCGAACTTCGCCACACTCGATGAGCTGAAGGCCCGCCTCGACTGGACGCTCGACGCTGACGAGGAGCGCATCGCGACCTCAGCCCTGGAGGACGCCTCCGACCTGGCCAGCTTCCACGCCGGCCGCGACTGGCCGGACGCATCCTCCGCCCCTCGCCTGATACGGACGCTGGTCCTGAAGGCGTGCAAGCGGTACATGGACAACCCCTCGGGCTACACGCAGTCCCGAGCGGGCGACGAGACGCTCGGCTGGAACGACAGCCAGGGCGAGGAGGCCGGCACCGTCCACTTCACGGCGGAGGAGCAGAAGCTCCTGGCCGAGATCGGCGGACGCAAGCCCGGCCTGTACTCGGCGCAGGTCTCCGCCTGGAACTCGGTACGCCGGCCCGTGGTGGCCGGCCTGGTCCCGGTCGCACAGCCGACCCCGGACTCCAAGCCGTTCCCCCTCTTCTCGGATGAGGTGGAGCCCTGGTGAGCTCGATGCAGCGCAGGCGCGGAGTCGAGGCCACCATCTGGAAGGCCCGCTACCACGTCGACAACCGCGGCAACGAAGTTCTGGTCGCCGACGCAGACGGCCCGCATCGCGTCCGGTGCGCGCTGATCCCGCAGCGCTCGGCCCGAGCCGAGGTTCCCGGTCAGCAGCAGATCAACATCACGCGCATGGTCGTGGACGCCAACCTCGAAGGCGTTGAGCTGTGGTCGCGCGTCGAGATGCTCGGCAAGGTCTGGGACGTCGTGACCCCGCCGGCCTACCACCACGGCGAGCGCAGGACCAGGCACTGGTCCATCGACGTGCGCGAGAGGCCGAGCTGATGGCCTACATCTACAAGGGCCTCAACGGCAAGAACATGGCGGAGTTCATCGCCTCCCTCCCCGAGGTCCAGGCCGAGGTCGACCAGCGTGCCTTCGAGATCGGCGTGCGCGCCGAGGAGCTCCTGCTCGCCCACCGCGTGGACGGCATCGCGCAGATCGACATCGCCAAGGGCGACATCGACGCCTACGTGGTCCTGTCCGACGCCAACGGCACCAACGCCAAGTCCAACTCGAACTCGGCCCTGTCGATCGAGTTCGGCCGCCAGGCGTACGACGTCGAGGTGGTCGACTCCCAGGGCAAGGTCGTCAACGAGTACACGGTCGGCGCCATGGAGGGCCTGCACATCCTCGAAGAGGCGTCGCACCTGCCTCGGAAGAGCGGCCCCAAGGCCAAGCCCAAGAAGCGCAAGGTCAAGATCCGGGCCGGCAAGAAGCGCGGCGGGGGTCGAGGCTGATGGCCGGACTGCCCGCCTACATCAAGGCGCTCGCCGAGCTCTCCCCGGTCGAAGACCTCATGCTCGCGATCCTGCGCGACGGACTGCCTGGCATCCAGGTCCGGTCCCTGATCGCCAAGGACCAGACGTTCCCCCTCGTACTCGTTCGCCGTGACCCGTCCTTCGGGAACTGGCAGGGCGACACCCGATTCCTCGACGCAGCTCGCGTCGCGGTGCACGTCTTCTGTCAGGACCCCGATGGCGACGAAGACGCAGCGATCCTCTCCGAGGCAGTGCGCGTGGTCATCCGCGACGCCTGGCTCTCGCAGAAGGTCGTGCCCTCGCGCGGCCACATCACCCGAGTCGACCTCGCGTCCGCCCCTCGTCGGGTCACCGACTGGGCGACGTCGACCGGCCCGGTCCAGTACGCGGACCTCCCTACCGGTGTCTGGCGCTACGAGGCGACCTACGACATCGAGATCCGCAAGCCGCGCACCCGCCCGTACCCCACCCCGTAAGGAGAACTCTTCGTGGCACTGAACGACAACGCCACCCTCGTCATCGGCTCCGGCAACTACCTGACGGCGCCGGTCGGAACCGACCTCCCCGACGACCTGCTCGTCCCGACCTCCCCTTGGTCGATCGTCGGTCACACCTCGCTGGAGGACATCTTCTCGATCGCCTCCGAGGGCGGCGAGGCCACGGTCATCGGCACGCTCCAGAACAAGAGCCTGCGCACCAAGTACTCGGCCCGGTCCGAGACGATGACCTTCACCCTCCAGCAGTTCGACATCCCCGGCCTGAAGCTGTACTACGGCTCCAACGCCCCGGTCCTGCCGAACGGCACTGTCGGTGTTCCGACCGAGCCCACCCCGACCGTCGCCGCGTTCCTCGCGGTGTTCGTGGACGGCGAGAACCACTTCGCGTTCTACGCCCCGCGTGCGGAGATCTACCGCTCCGACGACGTGTCCTTCGGTGACACCGAGTCGCTCGCCGGCCTCCCGATCGGCGTGAAGCCGATGGCCTTCGGCTCCAACACCTACACCTACGCGATCACCCCGCTCGGCGGCTCCGTCGCCACGGGCGCGACCGCGGGTACGCCTGGCTCCTTCACTCCGGCCGACTCCGTCGCGCCGGCCAACCTGGCTGCGATGGCTTCGGTCATCGCGACCCCGAGCTCGGCCTGGACCACGGGTCAGAACGTTGTCCTCGGCGACGCCTCGACGGCGCACTGGGACGGCGACTCGTGGGAGGCCGGCGCCGCCTGATCGGCGGTCTTCTAAACCACCCCGGTGTGCAAGTGGCGCGGACCTCCTTGCACACCGGGGGCCCTTCGGGGCCCCCTCTCGACGGTCCGCTCTCTTCTTCCCCCCGACTACCTGGAGGTCCGCAACCCCATGGCCAGCTTCTCTCTTGACTCCATCCGTGCCGCCGCTGAAGCGAAGTACGGCTCCACCGACATCGACCTGGGCGACGGCTTCGTGACCCGCCTGGTCAACCCGCTCCGCCTGCCCAAGGAGAAGCGCGCTGAGCTCCTGAAGATCCAGGAGAAGATGGACGGCGACGACGTCGACCAGGAGCTGGTGCTCGCGGACGCGGTCCGCCTGGTCGCCGAGAACCCGAAGGCTGCCGAGAAGCTGCTCGACGCGGTCGGCTCCGACCTCGCGGTCCTGGCCCAGATCTTCGCGACGTACAGCGAGGGCACCCAGGTGGGGGAAGCCTCGGCCTCGGAGAGCTGATCGACAAGTACGGCGAAGGCATCTACCCCGACCTGCTCTTCCACTACGGAGTGGACCTCACTGAGGTGATCGCAGGTCGGGGGCCCGCGCCGGCACTCGTCCTCGCTCTTGTCCAGAGGCTTCCTGACACGTCCCTCACCATCGCCCTCGCGTCGGGCGGCAGGGACCACTTCGGCTGGGGGCTCGACCGCCACATGCAGGCCGACATCTTCGACGCGATCAACCAGAACACCAGAGCAACGGGCCAGTGGGGCAAGGGCAAGGCGCCCAAGATCCCGCTCTGGCCCCGCCCCAAGCCCGAGAAGAAGAACAAGGGCGAGGGCAAGAAGGGCCGTCGCATCTCCGTGGCGGATCTCTACAGCAAGTTCAACGCCAAGCGGAGGTAAGCGATGCCCCAGGGCCAGGTCATCGGACGCGTCAGCGTCCGCGTCCTGCCGGACACCAGTGAGTTCCGCCGCAAGGCCGAGAAGGAACTGGCCAAGGACGAGAAGAAGCTCAAGGTCGAAGTCCAGGTCATGCCGAACATGGACGGCTTCGAGCGGCAACTCCTCACCGAGATCAGCAAGATCAGCCAGCGCAACCGCCAGTCGGACGCGCGCAAGGTGAAGATCTACACCCGCATCGACACCTCGACGATGACGGGCGAGCTGGCCAAGGCGATCCGCAAGTACAACGACAAGGCACGCACCGGCCAGAAGGTCCAGCTCCAGACCGAGCTCGACGCGGGCGAGGTCAAGCTCAAGATCAGCGACGAGTCGCTGCGGAAGATGTCCGACCAGCTCAACGACTGGCGCGACCATCACTCCCCGCTGAAGATCAAGATCGAGCCGGACGTCGCCGCCTCGTCAAGCCTGGCGACCTCCGCCCGACTTGGCGTCCTGACCCGGCCCCGCACCGTCTCGATCATCCCGAAGCTCAACGAGGCCGCGGTCGCCAAGGTGGGCACGGCGCTCGCCATGCTCTCCGGTGCCCGCGTGCTGAACAAGCTCTTCAGCGAGCTGGGCGAGACCCTGATGAACCTGGACCGCAGCGTCCCGGTGATCGGCACCCTGGCTGCGGCCATCGCTGGTGTCGCCGGCTTCGCCCTGTCCGCCGCGAGCAACCTCTTCTCCCTGTCGGCGTCGCTCGCGCAGATCGGGCCGACGGTAGCCCTGCTCCCCGGCCTCATCGGAGGCTTCGCGGTCGGTCTCGGCGTCACGATCGCCGCACTGAAGGACTTCAACAAGGAGATCCCCGAGGTCAAGCAGACTCTCTCGGAACTCCAGAACGTCATCAGCGCCAACTTCTGGGACAAGGCCCGCGAGCCGATCAAGGAGATGGTCGACTCCCTGCTCCCCGCGTTCCGCAAGGGCGTGGCGGACACGGCCACCGAACTCGGCGGGTTCTTCGGCTCGTTCGCCTCGAACCTCGGCACCTCCCTCAGCCCCGCTTTGGGCCAGATGTTCGACGACCTCTCGTCGTCCATCACCATCGCGACCGGTGGCACGCAGGCGTTCGCCGACATCATCGCGACCCTCGGCAAGGTCGGCACGTCCTACCTGCCGCAGCTCGCCCAGTGGTTCGTCGACATCTCGCAGCAGTTCGCCGACTTCCTGGCGGCCAAGGGCGAGAACGGGATCAAGGCCGAGATCGACGAGGGCATCCAGGCCCTGAAGGATCTGGGCGGCGTTCTCTACAACACGTACGGCATTCTGTCCGGCGTCGCGAAGGCGGCGACCGAGGCCGGCGGTACGTCCCTCGGCTCCCTGAACCAGGCGCTCGCCGGCATCCACAAGACGGTCGACTCCCCCGGCTTCCAGTCCGGCCTGGTCGACGTCTTCAAGGCCGCGCACCAGGCGATGGACAACATCGCCAGCCAGTCCGGCCCGGCTGTCGAGAACCTGTTCAAGACCCTCGGTCAGCTCCTGACGAGCGTCCTCCCGCAGGCCGGCGAGATCATCGGCACGGCGCTCGGCGCCATCGCTGACGCCCTCGCGCAGCCCGCGGTAACTCAGGGCATCGAGACGCTGTTCAACGGGCTCCAGGGGGCCGTCACGGCCCTTGCCCCCGCGCTCGCCCCGGTGGGCCAGGCGCTCGGCGCGATCTTCAGCGTCGTCGGGCAGGCCCTGCCGATCTTCGCTCAGCTCATCTCGTCCGCGATCACCCCGCTCGCTGGGGCGTTCGCCACCCTGCTCCCTCAGCTCTCGCCGATCATCACCCTGCTCGGCGGCGCACTGACCCAGGCTTTCCAGGCGCTGGCTCCGGTCATCGAGCAGATGGTCCCGATCGTGGGCAACCTGCTCGGTCAGGCGTTCCAGTTCCTGGCCACGATCCTGCCTCCGGTCGCTGCGATCTTCGGTCAGATCCTCCAGGCCGTGATGCCTCTGGCGTCCGCCCTGATGGATGCACTGGCTCCGATCCTGCCCGTTCTGGCGCAGGCGCTGACCACGATCTTCGCGGCCCTCCAGCCGGTGATCGCCATCGCCCTCCAGATCATCTCGGCAGTCATCACGCCTCTGCTTCCGATGCTGTCCGAGGTCGTCCAGTCCGTCCTGCCTCCGCTGGCCGACGCGATCTCCCGCGTGGTCGAGGCACTCCAGCCGTTCCTTCAGGCGCTGCTCGCGGTCGTCAACTTCCTGATGCCGATCCTCGTGCCGGTGCTCCAGTTCATCATCGAGATCCTGGCCGGCGCCCTCGTCGCCGCGATCAACGGTGTGGGCCTGGTCCTCGAAGGACTCAAGGGATTCTTCGTCGGAGTCTTCGACTACATCGTCGGCTTCTTCAAGATCTGGTGGGGCCTGTTCAAGGGCATCTTCACCGGCAACTGGGACATGTTCAAGGACGGGTTCAAGCAGCTCTGGAACGGCATCCTGGGGATGCTCAAGGGCGTCTGGGACACCATCCTCGGCGCACTCGAAATCTTCCTCAACATCGGCATCCTGGGCGCGGCCGGCAAGGGCCTGAAGGCCATCGGTGCTCTGTTCAAGGCCGGTTGGAAGGCTGTCGGCGAGATCTTCACGGGCGCGTTCGCCGCGCTCCGTGGGTACGTCAGCATCGGCCTGACCGGAATCCGCGGTCTCGTCTCTGACGGCATCGCCGCGGTCGGCCGGTTCTTCTCCTCGGGCTGGACGACGATCCGCACCACCGCCTCCTCGGCGCTGAGCAGTCTCGTCTCCACCATCGGAACGTGGATCGGCAAGGCCGTGACCACGGTCAAGGGTTTGCCTGCCAAGGCGAAGTCCGCGCTCGGGTCGCTCGGCTCGACGCTGATGGAGGCCGGCAAGGCGCTCATCAGGGGCCTCATCTCCGGCATCAGCTCGATGTTCGGCTCGGTCAAGTCCAAGCTCGGCGACCTCACCAGCAAGCTGACCGACTGGAAGGGTCCGCTCCCCAAGGACAAGGTCCTTCTCTACAACGCCGGTGTTGTGATCATCAAGGGCCTGATCAAGGGCCTTGAGTCGCAGTTCGACAACGTGAAGAAGAGCCTCAGCGGCCTGACGGACCTGATCGGCAAGGCCAAGCTGAGCAAGTCGGTGACGAACAAGGTCAAGGCCGACCAGGCGCAGCTCAACTCGCTGCTCTCGGACTACGAGAAGCTGTCGAAGAAGGTCGACGACGCCAAGAAGTCCCTCGCGGACCTCAAGGCAGCGAAGGCCGACTACGCCGCGAACATCGCCCAGAAGATCGTTGACGCAGCCAACGTCACGAACATGGAGGGCGGCTTCAAGGGGATCATCGAGCAGCTCACGCAGGCTCGGGATCAGGCGCGGCACTTCGCTGACGTGCTGGCCAAGCTCAAGAAGCTCGGCCTGAACGCGGACTCGTTCGACCAGCTCGCGCAGGCCGGCCCCCAGGCCGGCATGGAAGCGGCTGAGGCGATCCTCAGTGCCGGCCAGGCCGGCGTCAGCCAGGTCAACAAGCTGGAGAAGGAGATCTCCAGCGCGGCCGACAAGGTCGGCAAGACCGCAAGCCAGGTGATGTACGACAACGGCATCCACATGGCTGAGGGCTTGGTCAAGGGTCTGGAATCGCAGGCCGACAAGATCGAGAAGCAGATGCTGAAGATCGCCGACTCGATGGTCAAGGCCATCAAGAAGGCGCTCGGTATCCACAGCCCCTCCAGGGTTGCGAAGAAGCTCGGCTCGTACTTCGGGCAGGGCTTCTCCCTCGGTGTGGTCGGCGAGAAGTCCAACATCGCCCAGGCGGTCGAGGACTCCCTGCTCATCGGCCCGACCTCCAACTCCACGGCGCGCAACATCGCTTCGGCGGTCGGCAGCGCCCTGAGCAGCGGCTCCTCGACGGGAGGCAGCTCGAAGACCCTCAACTACTACGCGGCACCCGGCTCCTCGCTCGGCTCTGAAGAGGATCTGTTCGCCGCCGCCAACCGAGCCAGGATGGGATGGTGAAGTAAGTGCCAAAGCTCCTGCTCGTGAGCGGCGCAGACACGATCAACCTCAACGAGATCGACGAGCAGGGGGTGGGTTTCCAGGCCAAGTCCGGTGTGACTGGCCTGGGCCTGCCCCCTGTGTCGGTCCAGTGGCTGGAGGGCGCCGGAGACGGCGCCGTCTTCCGCGGGACCCGCGTCCAGACGAGAGACATCGACCTGCCCCTCGACATACTGGCGCTCGACCGCGCGGACCTACAGAAGAAGCTCTCCCGGCTGGCTCTCATGCTGGCCGGGGGGTGCTCCCTGGTCCTCGACGACGACGGCATCCAGTGGTCGACCGAGGTTCACCGCGTCGGAGGTGGCGAGTACACCTACGGCGAGGACACGATCGGGACGAACGAGTTCCAGACCGTGCTCACGCTGCGGGCCGGCGACCCGTACTTCATCAGCTCCCAACAGCAGGTGCGTACGGTCTCCGGCGCGGTCGCAGGCACTGCGTTCCTGACCAACCTCGTATCCATGAAGGTCTCCCCCTCGCAGGCGATCGGCTCCATCGACCTCTCGAACTCCGGTGACGTTGCGGCGTACCCGGTGTGGGAGGTCCGCGGTCCCGGTGACCACTTCGTCGCGACATCACCCAGCGGCGAGACGCTGAAGTGGAACGGCACCCTGACTGCCGGACAGCGACTGATCGTCGACACCCGCAAGGGCACCGTGCAAGACGAGACCGGCGCCAACCGGTACGACCTGTTGGACACCGCCCCACGGTTCTGGACCGTCCAGCCGGGCGAGTCCACCGCGACCGCCTCCCTGTTGAACACCACCAGCGCCTCGCAGATCACCTGCTCCTGGTATCCCCGGAAGTGGATGGTGATCTGAGTGCGCCTGGAAGACATCACCGTCGAGGTGCGTGACAAGACTCTGGTCCGCAGGGGCATCATCCGCCCCGAAGAACTGGACCTGGAACTCACCGACAACTTCAACAACCTCGGCTCGTGGACGCTGACCCTGGCCTCGGAGCATCCGCTGTGTGACACGCTGCGGACGCCCGGCGCCGGGATCATCGTGACCGGGCCCGACGATGTCTTGCTGTCCGGGCCGATGGTGAAGTCGGAGTTCTCTTCGACCCCCACCGACCCGGACGGCTCGGTCTCCTTCGAGGGCGTGTCAGACACCGTCTGTCTCGCAGATGCGCTGGCCTTCCCTCAGCCGTCCAACCCGGACGGCGCCAGCCAGACCGAAGCGCATGACGTGCGCACCGGCAGGGTCGAGACCGTCATGCACGCGTACGTCAACGCGAACATCGGACCCTCGGCTCCGGCCGCTCGTCGCAAGACGGGGCTCGTCATGGGCACGGACCAGGCCCGCGGGCCGATCATCAACCAGTCCGCCCGCTTCCCCGTTCTGGGCAACCTGCTCACCGAGATCGCCCTCCTGGCCGGCCTCGGCTTCCGGGTCGTGCAGCGCGGGGCGAACCTGGTCTTCGAGACCTACGCCATCACCGACCGCTCGGCCTTCGTTCGGCTCGACGTCCGCAACGGGACGCTGTCTGGACAGAAGGTCGGCATCTCCCCGCCCGGCGTCACGCGCGCCATCGTGGCGGGCCAGGGCGACCTCACCGAGCGGCAGTTCCTCCAGGTCGACAGTGCCGAGTCCATCGCCGCAGAGGCTGACTGGGGCCGGCGCATCGAGCAGTTCGTCGACCAGCGCAACACCGACGACTGGGCCGAGCTCCAGCAGGCCGGCGACGAAGCCATCGCAGACGCAGGCTTCACCGCGATCAACGTCCAGGTCGTCCCCATGGAGGACAGCCAGGCCCGCTTCGGCAAGGAGTGGGGACTCGGCGACGCCCTGGTCGTCATCGTCGATGACCAGGAGCTGAAGTCCACCGTCACCGGCTACGTCATCAAGGCGAACCGGGACGGCTTCCGGCTCGGCGCCCTGCTCGGCGACGCCACCGGCTTCGACGCGAGCGCGGCCCTGAACAAGCGCGTGGCCAACACCGAGACCCGCCTGTCCAACCTGGAGGCCAACTCCGGGGGCAGCGGCTCCTCTTCATCCGACCAGATCATGCAAATCATGGGGGTGTGGTAACCGATGGCGAACACGCCCAAGCGTCTGAACCGAAGCAACTCCACGACGACTCAGACCGTCGTCTACACGGTGCCGACCGGCGCGACGACCATCGTCACGAACATCGTCGTGACCAACTCCAGCACCACCGCGGCCACCGTGCTGATCCGCTTCGGCTCCGTCGCCATCGTCCCGAACACCCCGGTCCCCGGTAACGGCATCTTCACCCTCGACATCAGCCAGGTGCTCACCGAGGGCAACACCATCGACGTCCAGGCCAGCAGCACGACCCTGGGCATTCACATCTGCGGAGTGGAGGTGACCGCCTGATGGGCTTCTCCGTAATCCCAGAGCCGGCCATCTCCGGCTTCACCGGCCCGACCGGTGCGGCTGGCGCCAAGGGTGACCCCGGCGTCATCCAGTCGATCAACGGCAAGAGCGCTGCCTCCGTCACGCTCGCCGCCTCGGATGTCAACGCCCTGCCGTCCAACGCCAACGCCACCGTCGCCGCGACGTACATCAACATCGACCGGCCAGCCGGCAACTACCGCGCGTTCCGCTGGCTGACCGATGGAGTCAGCCGCTGGGAGGCCCAGGTCGACGACGTCGCAGAAGCGGGCAGCGCGGCCGGCTCCGACTTCCGCCTCTCGGCCCGCAACGATGACGGCACGTTCAACAAGACCGTCATCCACGCCAAGCGGTCGGACGGCACGATCACCTTCGGCACGACCGTGCACCACGGCACGGCCCAGGTCACCTCGGCCGGCGCGCTGGGCCTGCGCGATCTCACCGTCGACCCGGCCACCACCACGGGCGGCGTCTTCCTCTACTCGAAGGCCGGCCTGCCCTACATCAAGCAGGCTGACGGCACCGTCTTCCAGGTCGGGACCGGCGGGGGCACGGCCCCCGTCACCTCGGTCAACACCAAGACCGGCGCAGTCGTCCTGGCCGCCTCCGACGTGGGCGCCCTGCCCACCACGGGCGGGACGCTCAGCGGCGAGCTCAGCGTGAATGGTACGGCTGGCACGTACCGCGAGTTCTCCTTCAAGTCCGGTGGCGTGAAGCGCTGGTCATTCCAGGCCGACAACACGGCCGAGCCTGCTGACGGGAGCGGCTCCGACTTCCGGATCTTCTCCCGGAAGGACGACGGCACGTTCAACCTGAACGGCCTGTCGATCACCCGCAAGTGGGCGCAGACCACCTTCGGCGACGGTAGCCCGCTCGGCGACGCGAAGGCCACCACGGGCGGAGCGCACGGCCTGCGGAACATGACCTGGGAGCCGGCCCTCCCCAACGAGGGCTTCCTGCTCTACGCGCAGAACGGCCTGCCCTACATCAAGCAGGGTGACGGCACGGTCTTCAAGGTCGAGGCCGCAAGCGTGGCCCCCGTCTCCTCGGTCAACACCAAGACCGGCGCAGTCGTCTTGACCGCGTCCGACGTCTCAGCTGTCCCGGCCTCCTCGGTCGGCGCCGCATCCGGCGTCGCCCAGCTCGACTCGACGACGCGCCTGCCGATCGGACAGATCCCCGCGGTGGTGGCGAAGAACGAGTGGACGCCGCAGGCCCTCGGCTTCCAGGCGTGGTCCCTCGACCCGGCGACGCTGGCCACCCCGACGACCGGGCGCGCGATCACGATCGGCCGCACCTACCTGGCAGGGTTCAACATCACCGAGCCGACCACGGTCAGCAAGCTCTTCGTGTTCGCCGCGGGCTGGGCCGGATCGACCGCAGTCCCGGCGGCCCGGTTCTTCGCCGGCCTCTACAAGGAGGACGGCACCAGCGTCATCAGCTCGGGCACTACGGCCCTGTCCAACGTCGGGGCCGCCGGCCAGACGACCGGCTCTCCCACCGTGCAGCAGAACTCGCACGCTGGCGCCGTGCCCTTCCCGTTCACCGGGTCGGTCACCTTGCAGCCGGGCCGCTACTGGGGCGCCTTCCTGATGAGTGCCGGCGCGACCACGGACTTCTACTACTTCTACGCGCAGAACGAGGCGGCGACGAACACGTCGATCTTCCACAACCTCTCCAGCGCGTTCATCCGCAACGCCTACGTCAGCGGCATGGCGAACCTGACGACCGCGCTCACGAAGGCCAACTTCCAGCTCAACCACGACCAGATGGTCATGGCCCTCGCGTAAGGAGTGTGCAAGTGGGAGCGTCCCTCTACCCACCCCCGGTCGTGGACCCGACCGTCACGACGTCCGGCCTGACGCCCGGCGCAGGCGTCACCGTGAACAACTTCATGGGCCGGAAGATCAACGGCGTCTGCTCGTTCGGCTTCGACCTGGCCGTGACGACCAAGTTCAACGCGGGTGCCACCGCCCCGTACAACCTCGCCGACGTCGTCATCGCGACCCTGCCTGTCGGCTACCGGCCGGCCCGCACGGTCACCACGATCTACTCGACGGGCTACGCGGACGGCGAGTGCGACGTCACGACGAACGGCGAGGTCACCATCCGTACCACGAACACGTACAGCATCGAAGTCGGCGACACGATCCGCTGCTCCGGCGCTTTCGTCCTGTAACCCAAGGAGGCCCAGCAAGTGGCGATCACGTCTTACCCCTTCGACAGCACGGCTGTCACCGAGACCGACTACTCCCGCCTGTTCCGCGAGTTCCAGTCCACTGGCGTTGCCGATGGCGTGGGCGGCACCGGCCTCTCCGTCTTCGCGGACGGCACGGGCATGACCGTGAAGGTCAACTCCGGCTTCGCGATCGTTCGTGGTCACGCGATCTACTCGACGGCGATCGAACCGCTGACGGTCACCGCGTCCAACACCGCGGCCCGCGTGGACCGCGTGGTCCTGAAGCTGGACCCTGCGACCAACTCGATCACTCTCGTGGTCAAGGCGGGCACGGCCGGCTCCTCCACTCCGCCCGCTCTCACCCAGACCGACACGGGCATCTACGAGCTGTCGCTGGCCACGGTCGCAGTGGGTGCCAACGTCACCTCGATCTCCGCCGCGTCCGTCACGGGCGACCGTCAGTTCGTCGGCAACACGGTGGGCGGCTGGACCACGGCTACGCGCCCGAGCTCGCCGCGTACGGGCCGGCTCGGCTACAACACCACGACTGCCACGTGGGAGTTCTGGAGCGGCTCGGCCTGGACCAACATCACGCAGTCGGTCGACTGGACGACGCTGACCAACAAGCCGGCCACGTTCGCCCCGGCCGCGCACACGCACCTGTGGGCCGACATCACCGACAAGCCCACGACGTTCACCCCGGCCACCCACTCCCACACCTGGGACTCGGTCACCGGTAAGCCGACCACCTTCACTCCGGCCACCCACTCGCACACCTGGTCGTCGATCACCTCCAAGCCGACGACGTTCGCCCCGAGTTCGCACTCCCACTCCAGCTACCTGGAGTCGGGCGACACGATCTCCTGGGCCAACGGTTCGAAGCGAGTTCACGCCGACTCGGTGTCCGGCTCCGGCACGTACTACGCGGTGTGGGTGCAGGGTGACGGCACCTTCGCTCGCAACACCTCCTCGATCAAGTTCAAGGAGAACGTCCGCGACTTCGCGATCGACCCGGACGACATCCTCAAGCTCCGCCCCGTCATCTACGACCGCAAGGACCGGGTCGACAGCGAGGGCACGGTGCGCGAGGGGCGCAAGGACGAGGTCGGCCTGATCGCAGAGGAGGCCGAGAAGGCCGGCTTCGGCTGGCTCGTCAACTACCTCGACGGCGAGGTCGACGGACTGCGCTACGACCTCCTCGGAGTGGCCCTGCTTCCCCTCGTCCAGCGCCAGGCCCGGCAGCTCGAAGACCTCGAAGCCCGGCTGGCCCGCCTGGAGAGCGCGCTGTCGTGACCACGCTGGCCACGGACTCCAGTGTGCAAGTGGCGCTGGTGACCGCAGGAGGCACCCTCGGCGTCGCCCTGGTGGGCGTCATCGTCGAGCTCCTGCGGCGCCAGGCCGGCGCCATCAACGAGGTGCGCGAGCACACGCAGGAAGCGCGCGACCAGGTCGCCAACACCCACTCCACAAACCTGCGCGACGACCTCGACGCGGTGGCCTACCGCCTCGACCGGGTCCTCGCACTCCAGGAGCGGCACAGCGAGGACATCGCTGCCGTGCGCTCCGACATCGCACATGAACGCCGCGAGCGCCTTGCCGTGGCGGAACGACTCGACGACCACATGGCCGCGAACGCGGCCTGACAACAGGAGGTTGTGAAAGTGTCACAGGTAGCAAAGGTTCTCTCGGTCGCGAAGGCCGAAGTCGGTACCCAGGAGAAGAAGTCGGGTGGCCACTGGGTCAACGACTCGAAGTACAACCGCTGGTTCGGCAAGATCCCCGGCTACGACCAGGACGGCTACGGCTGGCCGTGGTGCGCCGCGTACGTGGCGTGGGTGGCGGCCGAGGCGGGCGTCGCCGCGCTCTACCCCAAGACGGCCGGCTGCGAGACCGCGGTCGCCTGGTACAAGCGCCAGGGCCGCTTCAGCGAGTACCCCGGCATCGGGGCGCAGGTCTTCTTCGGCGCTGGTGGCGGCACCCACACGGGCATCGTCTACGACTACGACGACACCTACATCTACACGTACGAGGGCAACACCAACGTCAACGGGAGCGCCGAGGGGGACGGTGTCTACGCGAAGAAGCGGGTGCGCCGGGACGCCTACGTGTACGGCTACGGCTACCCGAAGTTCGCCGAGGGCATCAAGTCGGCCGACCCGAAGTTCAAGGACGAGGCGCCGAAGGCGGAGCCCAAGCCTGCTCCGTCCGCGCCGGCCCCGAGCAAGCCCGCCCCCGCGAAGCCCGCCCCGAAGCCGGCCTCGAAGATCGTGGCCCTGAACTCCGCGGTGAAGCCCGGCGCCAAGCACGCCCAGGTCAAGGATCTCCAGCACTTCCTGGTCAAGGCGGGCTACGGCCCGATCCCCGGCGCCTACACCACCTACTACGGCCCCGAGACCCAGAAGGCGGTCGCCCGGTTCCACAACAAGAACCCGCACCTGAAGACCGCGGGTGTCTCGTACGACCCGGCGATCGGCAAGTCCGGCTTCAAGGAGCTCCAGAAGGAGGCGGGCATCAAGTGAGCAAGCACAGGAAGGTGACGGGCAAGGGCGTGGCGCGTATCGCTGCGGCCCTGCCCACCAGGTACAAGTCGAAGGCCGGCCTCGTCGCGGCCCTCGTGGGTGTGGCTCTGTCCCTGGCCACGTACTTCGGCACGGACTACCCGCAGGTGGCGCTCGTCATACAGGCGCTGACCGCGTTCGGGTTCGTCGAGAGCTCCGACCAGGAATGAGAGAAGCCCCCGCCTGCCACACGGCCGGCGGGGGCTCTCTTCTTGTCTCAGCCCTTCTTGGAGGCTTCGATCTCCTCCAGGCTCACGATCTTCGGGCGACGCCTGGAGGGCGTCGTCTTCTTGGCGGGCGCCGCCGTCTTCGCGGTGCGCCTCTTCGGTACCTCGGGGGCCGGCTCGGGCGCGGGCTCGCGCTGCTCGACGATCCGGTGGGCGTGCTCGTCCATGTCGGGCGCGTGGTCGTCGGCCTCTTCCAGCCACTCCTCGAACGGCTCGGCGTGCTCGGCGCACAGATCCTTGGAGATGCTGCGTCCGTCGCTCGCCGTGATGGTGTACGTCTTCGCCGGGAACTTCTTGTCGATGTCGCAGGCGGTGACTTCGAGCTTCACTGTGCTGCCCCTTGGGTGTGCATCTTGGTGTGACCTCCAAGATACCGTGTGTAAGTTGACTTCTGCGCGAGTAGTGTGGAAGTGTTTCCCACGCTCAAGATCATCGACGACAGGGGGCTCATGGCCAAGCGCAAGATCCAGGATGAGCAGGAGGTCATCCGCTGGTTCGAGGAGGGTAAGACGTACCAGTGGATGATCGAGGAGTACAAGCGCAAATACAACATCGACACGGTTGCGTCGATGTGGGGGAACTTCCGGCGTCGCCGCGGCCTCGATCGCCGCATCGTGCGGGACGACGAGCTGATCCCCTGGTTCGTGAAGGAGGAGCACCGCTGGGCCTACCCGCTCGCGATGCTGCGGGCCGAGGCTCGGAGTCGCGCCGGCAAGGAGCTGACCGAGACAGACAAGGCTCGGCTGGCGTCCTGGCACGAGATGCTGGAGGAGAGCGGTGCGGTCGTCCACTACGACCCGGACACGGAGGAGGGCTTCTTCTACGTGCCCCGGCAGGAGGGTGACGACGATCTCATCCACCGCCCCAAGCGGAAGACCACCCCGCGCCCGAACGCGGACAAGTAGGACAACTGAACAGCAAGCGGGAGACCCCCACACAGGCATTGTGGGGGTCTCCTGCCGTTCAGGAGCCTACGTCCCTTTTGGTACTGACTCAAATTGTGATCATCGCGTTCGCAAAAAACATGGGTAGGCCATACAACCTTCCCGACAGTTGCGGAGTCGTAGGTTCCAGTCATGAAGATTTTGTGATCACGGGCTTGACAGATCGTTTACGTCTCAAGCAGGATGGATCACAACAGCGACACTTACACACAAGCTGAGGGGGTCTGTAGATGGTTCTGACGGATGGGGAACTGAGTCTGCTTGGACCCTTCGTCCCTGCTGACGAGGACGTTCCTCACGAGGGCGCGCTCCCGGATCTGTACCGACTCGGAGCCGACCATGGAGTCGGGATGTGGCGGGGGCGTTACGCGACCCCCGACGAGACGATCGTCCTCTGGGTAGACGAGGACGAGTGCGACTTCCACATCGACGCGAGGCCGGGCTACAAGGCCAGCGCGATGAGAGAGGTTCTGAAGGCCGCCGAGAGCCGGGGCCTGGAAGTCCTCGACGACGATGAGTGTGAGCCCGAGATCCTGGAGGACGGCACCGTCCGGATCTACCTTGCCTCCGTTACCGAGTACGCAGTCGTCCAGCCGGCGGCCCCTGTGAGGCCGGCCCGCTCGATCGTCAGGCGCGCGGCCAGCTCGTTCGCTCTCGCAGCGTGCATCGCCTCCGCCCTGCTGCTCCCAAGCCCGGTGGCCACCAGCTACCCGGACGCCATCAACGAGGTGTTCGACAGCTTCAGCACCGACCAGCCCGGCACAGTACAGCCGGCACCTAAGCCCAAGTCCCCGAACGAAGGAGTACTGAGTGGCCCTGAATCTTCTGGAGATTCCGCAACAGTCCAAGCCCGCGCATCCGAATCACTCCGTGCCTCGGGACGGGTGGAGCAGGCCGCTGATCGTTCCTTTGGAAGGGGGGAGACCTCGGGGACACACCCGGACTACGACTTTCATCGACTGCATCGAGGACAAGTCGAACTTGATCGACTGGCAGGGGCGTATGGTCCTGCTCGGATCGTCCAAGCGGCCCGACTTGCTGGAAGCCGCCAGGGCCCTCGACCCTGACGATCCGGACGACAAGAAGAAGCTCAACGCTCTGACGGAGCAGGCCAAGGACGCGGCCGGCGCGAACGAGAAGTCGCGCAAGGGCACCTACCTGCACGATCTGTCGGAGTACGTGGACCGCGGGGACCCGCTGCCCAGCACCATCTCGGGAGCAGACCTCGACGACATGGCGGCCTACATGATGGCCACGTCCGTCCTGAAGGTCATCGCCATCGAGCAGTTCGTCGCAGTACCCGAGCTGTCCGTGGGCGGCACGTTCGACCGGCTGTCGTACTACGACGGGCCCGGCCCGGACGGCAAGCCCATCAAGGGCAACTTCATCACGGACACCAAGACCGGCACGATCGAGTACGGCAAGCTCAAGATGGCATCGCAACTCGCGGTGTACTCGCGCGGCAAGCTGTACGACCACACCAGATTCCCGGTGAACCCTTCGGACAAGAGGGGCTTCGCCGCCTGGAAGAAGACCGAGTTCACCGCGGAGCAGGCTGCCGAGGCTTACTCGCCGCTGCCTCCCGTGAACCAGGACTGGGGCATCATCGTCCACTTGCCAGCGGGCACCGGAGTGTGTAACTTGTACTGGGTCGACCTGAACATCGGGTGGGCACTGGCGAACCTTGCACTCACGATCCGCAAGGCACGCTCGACGAAGGGCGCCATGAAGCCCTTCGTGACGCAGGCCACATGAAGCGGAGTTGATTTCAACCCCCAGAGTGTGTAAGTTGGACAACGAACAGAGCGAAGGTTGCACACCGACGGTGGCAACGACAGCGAGAGAGAGGGGAACGGCAACCAGTGAGCGAACTGAGCGTCACGATCAAGTACGGCAAGAGCTACGACGACACCTGGGCGGTGTTCAAGGGGACGACCGGGGAGATCAGGGCGGACATCCTGGACTTCTTCGGGATGGACCCCGCCACGCAGGTCGGCTTGAGCCTGAGCAGCGTCGTGACGAACGCGACCCAGATCGCGCACGGCAAGGGCCTGATCGCGACCGCGCTCGGGGCCACGGTCGTCGAGGAGACGGCCGAGCCGGTCAAGCCCACCGACGACCCATGGGCGGCGGCTTCGGCTGCGCAGTCTTCCGGCCCTTGGCCGGGTAGTGCAAGTGTGACTGAGCAGAAGGCGGAAGACCCCAACACGTACATCCTCGGGGAGATCGAGAAGCAGACCACGGTCGACGGCTTGAAGAAGCTGTGGGCCGGCAACCAGTCCTTCTTCTCCGACGCTGCCGTCATGGCGGCCTGGAAGGCGAAGGGCAAGTCGCTCCAGTGAAGCCGAGCGACATCGGCTACTGCATCGCGGTGATCGCGCTGCTGGCCGGAAGCATCTTCACCTGGACGTCCGCACCGTGCGGGCTCTGGGCGTACAGCAAGGCCGGCGAGATGCCGGCCCGCTGCCTCACCAAGTAATCGCAACGTAACTGCCCGCGTGGGCAACGAACGAAGGAGATCAACACAGTGGCTCTCAACCTCATCGACATCCCGGTCCAGGGCGGCGGCTGGTTCAAGCCGAAGGACAACCTCACCGCGCCGGCCATCCTCGTCGAGGTCCACCAGTTCGAGCGTCAGCGCCCCACCCCGAACGGCCCGAAGGACTCCGTCCTCGCGGACGTGACCGTCTTCAAGGACGGCGGAGCGCTCCAGGCCGGCACCCCCGAGGTGACCAAGGGCCAGAGGATCGAGCAGACCATCCTCGCCCGCGACCTGGAGACCATCGTCGGCGGTGCCACGATCGTGCGCCTGGAGCAGGTGCCCCCGAAGAAGCCCGGCGCGCACCCGGCGTGGGTGTGGCGTCCGGTGACCGACTCGGCCGTGCGCAACGCGGTCGTCGCGTACGCCGAGAAGCGGGAGAAGGCGGCGGAGGCCGCGGTGGCGGACGCTCCCGACTTCGACTGACCTGACTGTGCAAGTGTCGCTGCGACTGGAAGGAGGGGGATGAGCGGGCGCCAGCCCGCAGGAGGGAGGGTCGAGTGAGACCTTCGAGAGATGAGTGGGCCCTCGGCATCGCTGACGAGGTGGCCACGATGGCTGACTGCACACGGGCCCAGGTGGGCGCCGTGATCCTGAACCGCCGTAAGCGGCTCCTGGGCGTGGGCTACAACGGCCTGCCGCCCGGCATCCCTGGCTGCAAGACCGCGGGCAACTGCCCGCGAGGCCGGCTGTCACGTGAGGACTGTGCCCCGGACAGCGACTACGCCAACTGCGCGGCCGACCACGCCGAGCGCAACGCGATCCGAGACGTGCTCGACAAGGGGTTCCACCCCGACGAGCTGAAGGACGCGACGCTCGCCGTCACCCGCAAGCCGTGCCCGGCCTGCCAGACCCTGATCGAAGCCGTAGGCATCGGACGCGTCGTCGTCCGTGGAGAGGAGGACAGCAAGTGCTCACCCCCGGAAGGTCCCTGGCGCTCCATGCTGCAAGTGGCCGTGAACTCCCGCGCGTAGAGGCGTTCGACGACCTCTACGCCATGGGTGTGCGGCCCCGGCACGGCGAGGTCGTCATGGTCGCCGGCCGTTCCGGTACGCAGAAGTCGGGCTTCGCCCTGTTCTGGGTTGCCCAGATGAACCTGCCGTCGCTGTACTTCTCCGCCGACATGAGCGCCTTCACGGCGAGCTCCCGCCTTGCGTCGATGGCCACCAAGGACACGACCGAGATGGTCGAGGCCGGCATGGCGGAGGGCGGCACGTACAGGCAGGCGTACATCGACGCGCTGGCCGACTCGAACATCACCTTCTCCTTCGGCTCCCCCATCACCTGGCGGGCGGTCGACGAGGAGCTGGAGGCGTACGTCGAGCTGTGGGACCGGTACCCGGAGGTCATCGTGTTCGACAACCTCATGGACTTCGAGGGCGCCGAGTCGGACTACACGGAGCAGATGGCCGTGATGCAGGGCTGCACCGAGCTGGCCCGCCACACGGGCGCGACGGTGATCATCCTGCACCACGCGAGCGACAAGAACTGGGAGGCCAAGACGAACCCCTGGGCTCCCCCGTCGCGTGACCAGGTCAAGGGCGGCCTGTCCGAGAAGCCCGAGCTCTCGCTGTCCGTGGCCCTGGACCCGACGTCGCTGGCCTACAACGTGGCGTGCATCAAGCAGCGCATGGGCCCGTGCGACCCGACCGCCGGCCGCTACGCGACGATGATCTGCCAGCCGGAGTACACGCGCTTCGCGAAGGCGGAGAAGCGGGCCATCGTGCAGGCGGCCCAGGCCAAGCCTGCCGACGACTGGTCGCCGATCAAGGTCGCGTTGAGCCTCGGCTCGTAGTGTGATACTGTCGCAAGATACTGCCGGGCACCCGCCCGGTTCTACTGGGAGGTGGTGTGCAAGTTGAGCAACAGCATCGCGGCACGGAACAAGCGCAACAAGAGGGTCGGCGCGCAGTGGGAGACCGACCTGCGCGAGGGCCTGCGCACTGAGGGCTTCGACGTCGAGTCCCTTCGCCTGGCCGGCAAGGAGGACGAGGGCGACATGGTCGTCCGCGAGGGCGACGGCAAGTACCTGGTGATCGAGGCGAAGAACGCGAAGTTCGAGCCCGGCGTCTTCCTCGGTGAGGCCATCGTCGAGCGCGAGAACTTCGCCAAGCACCGCGGCCTGGACCTCGAAGACGTCGAGTCCATCGTGGTCGTCAAGCGGCGCGGCAAGAACTGGCGCAAGGCGTTCGTGCTCACCACCGTCGAGGACTACCTCGGGCTGGACCCGCAGTGATCGGCTTCATGGGCTGGGACATGACCCAGGCCGAGCTCGACGCCCTGCACGACGAGACGGAAGCGTTCTTCGCCTACATCGAAGACCCCGACTCCGACCTTGCCCTGATCCTCGCCGTCGAGGAGGCCCTGGAGGTGACGCACCCATGAGGTTCCACCGCATCGACGCCGACCAGGGCGGCGGTTCGGACAGCAAGCCTCTGCTCGACTCCGTCATGCACCACTTCGACGTGGACTTCAACGACCAACGCAACGCAGGCATGGCCAAGTGCCCCCTGCACGACGACAACACCCCCTCGTTCAGCTACCGGCTCGACGAGGGCCTGTGGAACTGCCACTCCTGCTCCAACGGAGGAGACAGCTTCACGCTGATCGAGAAGTACCACGACATGCAGCTCGGCAAGGCGATCGACTTCAAGCAGGCCAAGGCGTACGCCAAGGAGCACGGCCTGGAGGAGGGCGCGGTCGCCAAGGACACGGGCTACACCAGCCGCTACGGAGGCGGCCGGAAGGCAGCGGGCAAGAAGCCCGGACAGAAGCCAGGCGGCGGCTACGTGCCGGCCTGGAAGCGCAAGTAAGGAGGAGAACCAGCTTGGCCGAGCACGAACCGCTCACGCCGCTCTCGACGTCCCAGAAGGAGATGCTGGAGGAGGCGGTAGCCACCTACCAGGCGCACCTCACGGCCGACACTGCGGCCTACCTCATGGCGCGAGGCATCGGGCGGGACGAGGCCCTGGCCTTCCGGCTCGGGATCGTCGCCGACCCGGCGCCCGGACACGAGAAGTACCGCGGGATGCTCGCCATCCCCTACCTCGGACGAGACGGCCAGCCGCTCACCGTCCGCTTCCGGTGCCTGTCCGAGCACAACCACCGTGACTACTTCCACGGCAAGTACAACACCATCAAGGACGACATCCCCCGCATGTTCCACGTGGGCGCCGTCCACCGAGCAGGCGAAGAGATCCACGTCACCGAGGGCGAGCTCGACGCCATCATCCTGAACAAGCTGGGCCTGCCTGCGGTCGCCATTCCCGGCGCCAACATGTGGTTCGGCCGGCACCGAAGGATGCTCGCCGGCTTCAACCGCGTGTGGACCTGGGCCGACCCCGACGACGCGGGCGCCGAGCTCACCGGCAAGATCACCCGGCAGCTCCGCACGGCCAAGGCCGTACGCCTGAAGGCCGACGTGACCGACACCTACATGGCACACGGGGCCGAGCACGTGCTCTCCCTGGTGCAGAAGAAGGAGGACTGACAGTGGCAGAGACCCAGACGCAGACGCCGAAGAAGGCCGGCCGCAAGCCGGACCCGATGACGCGGGCCATCACCGACATGAAAGCCGCAGCCAAGCACCTGGGCGACTTCCAGGTGCAGCCGGTCCCCAAGGACCGCGCCGCGCTGCACGACCGCCGTTCGGCCGCGTGGGGCCGCGAGTACGCCGACTCGGGCACCTTCGACGCCCTGGTCCTCTCGCTCGCCTTCGAGGCCCTGGCCGGCCTCAACCCCAGCGAGCGCCGCTACTCCCTCCTCCAGCTCTCCGCCGTGGCCCTGGACGAGGTCATCAAGCTGGACGGTGCCGAGTGAGGCCCGAGGATCAGTCCCCCGAGGAGTTCGAGGAGATCGAGATCGTGAGCGTCGAGCCGGTCGTCGACTCCTTCGCCCACACCAAGCGGGCGGCGTCCATCGTGGGCGACCTGCGTGCGGCCCTGCGCGAGGAGGGCTTCACCAAGGAGGAGACGTTCGAGCTGGTCCAGATGTACTGGGCCTCGGAGCTCGGGGTGCTGGACTGAGTGGATGCCGAACTGAAGCATGGCCGACTTGCCTACGTTGTAGCGCGAGGGGGGCACGAGGTGGTCCTGGCCAAGTTCTGCCAGTACGACCCCGACTCCCCTGGGTACTTCGCCTACTTCGGGACCGAGCACACGGACTGGCCCGAAGACGTCGAGATCGTCGAGCTCGCGGTCGCAAGGTCGGTGTGAAGTGACCTACCCCGAACTGCCCGGCACGCCGGGCCCGACGCTGATCGACATCTGGTCGGCCCTGACCCTGGAGGAACGAGACGCCCTCGTACCCCACTTGACCGGCCAGACCTCGGCCGACTGGCTCTCGTCCATCCTGCGCATCCACGGGCACGACGTGTCCGCCACCACCATCCGCACGTACCGCCGAGCACTTCGGCAGGAAGGAGGCTCCAGTGAGCGAGCTGCTTGACGGACTCCTGGCCAAGCCGGTCGGCCCCGCAGTCCCCGCCCGAACCACGGACCCCGAGAAGGACTTCACCCGACAGATCGAGGTCAAGGGCGACGCTGCGGACGTGACCGTCCGAGCCGAGACCTTCGAGCAGACCGAGTCGGCCGCGACCGACGTGCTCCGCAACCAGGGCCTGGACCCGGCCGAGTGGACCGTGACCGGCTTCCGCTCCTCGGAGTGGACCATGGCCAACGGCGACATAGGCGTGTCCACCCGCTTCTCCTTCGCCCGGTGTGCAAGTGTCACCGAGGGTGGGGGGCTTCCGCTCGACGACCTCCTCGCCGCGATCGACTCCACCCCGCCCGACCCGGTCACCATGTTCATCCGGGACGGCGAGGAGCACACCTTCCTGGTCAGCCTCGGCGACATGCAGTTCGGCAAGATCGACGGCGACGGAGTCGAGGGCACGCTCGCGCGGACCATCGCCTGCCTCAACAAGGCCGCCGACCTCCTCGCCGAGTATCGGCTGCGCTTCAACATCCGCCACGTGCACGTCGCCTGGCTCGGCGACCACATCGAAGGCTTCGTCTCGCAGGGCGGCGCCAACACCTGGCGGACACCGCTCACCCTGAACGAGCAGATCCGCCTGACCCGGCGAGTGATGCTCCACGCGCTCCTGCTCTTCGCGCCGATGTGCAGTCGCCTGACCATGGCCGCGGTGCCCGGCAACCACGGTGAAGCCGTCCGCTTCATGGGCAAGGGCGTCACCCGCTACGACGACAGCCACGACACCGAGTCCCTGATCGCCGTCAAGGACGCCGCCGACCTCAACCCCCAGCGCTTCGGGCACGTCGAGTTCTTCGTCCCCGACACGGACGAGCTGAGCGTCGTCGTCGAGTGCTCGGGCACCGTCGTCGCCCACGTCCACGGCCACCAGTTCAGGCCCGGCAAGCACTTCGAGTGGTGGAAGGGCCAGGCGTTCGGCCGCAAGTCGGCCATGCACCAGGCGGACGTGCTCCTCGCCGGCCATCTGCACCACGAGTTCATCGAAGCGGACGGCCCGCGCACCTTCATCCAGGTGCCGTCGATGGAGTCCGAGTCCACGTGGTTCCGGCACAACAAGGGCGCCGAAGGCGCCCCCGGACTGATCGTCGCAGTGACCAGCAAGGGCCGAGTGCCCGTGAAGGAGGTAGTGAACGCGTGACCCTGAACCTGATCGAGACCGAGTTCAGCACGAGCACCGACGAGCGGCCGGACTGGTCGGTCGTCAACGAGGAGACGGACGGGATCGCCCAGCGTGCGGCCCGCAAGGCAGCCGAGAGCTACCCCAGCGTGCTGGAGTACGACGACGCCTACCAGGACGCTCTCGTCCTGATGGCCACGAGGCCGAGCAAGGCGAGGGCCGCCCTCGACCTGGGCCCCGGAGCCCTCAACCGCTGGCTGACCCAGCGCCTGCGCGACCAGCACCTGACCAAGGAGAAGCGCCGCTCCAAGCAAGTGTCCTTCGAGGCCAACCTCGAAGCCTTCGGTGAGGCCGAGTGACCTGCTACAACCGCGCTCTCGTCGAGCACATCATGCCGGCCGTCTGGGACAGCGCGGCTGCGTACGGCATCAAGGGCGAGCTGGTCCCCGACGCCGACATGCCGCGCGGCTACAAGGACCCGAAGAAGGGCAGCCCGCTCTTCGTCCACATCGCCGACATCAAGCAGGCGTGGAAGCGGACCGAGCTCACCACGGTCGAGCGGCAGTCCCTGGTTCTGCGCTACGGACTCGACTACGGCTACGACGAGATCGGCTCCCACCGCGGGGTGAAGAAGTCCGCAGCCCAGGAAGCCACGGACCGGGCGGTCGGCAAGGTCACGGCCTGGCTCAACGGCGAGAAGTACATCGACGGATACGACGCACTGGAGGACGAACCGAGTGAGTGAGACAGCACCGGAACCGATCGAGGGCGTCGAGCCCCCGGCAGGGATGAGCGAGTTCCACAAGGAGTTCTGGGACGACACGACCCTGACCTACTACTGGCGCAACGGGCCCGTCTTCTCCCGCCCGTACAACGAGGACGAGCTGGCCAGCCGCGACAAGCGGATGGCGCTCGACGGGCTGCGCGCCCAGGCCGAGGAGGCGATCACCTACCTCGACCACCGCATCGACCTGAGCCTGACCTACTTCGCCACCCCCTCCCCCACCGCGGAGGAGACGGCGACGCAGATCAAGGTGCTGTCCGACCTCGCCGCCTACAGCGCGGGGACGCTGAAGCGCCTGATCGTGGTGCTCGGTGAACTGACCGGCCGTCCGATGTAACGGACCCGGTGTGCAAGTGACGCAGGGGGCGGCCAACCGGGTCGCCCCCTTCAGGCAGTGAGAGACCCCGAACTTCAGGAGGAACACAGCAGTGACGACCGACAACCAGGTCCCGTTCGGCCCGACCGGGCAGCTCGTCTACGAGCGCACCTACTCCCGCACCCTGGCCGATGGCTCCAAGGAGACCTGGCCGGACACCGTCCGTCGCGTCGCGGCCGGCAACCTCGCCCTCGTCCACGGCACCGACCAGACGGCCTGGAGCGACGCCGTACGGGCCGAATACGACGAGCTGGTCTCCCACATGGACCAGTTCGCCATCATCCCCGCAGGACGCCACCTGTGGGCGACAGGCGTGAAGGGCCGGCAGTACCTGTTCAACTGCCACGTCGCACCGTGGGGCGACAAGCTCAGCCGGCACTTCGAGTTCACCTTCATGCGCCTCATGGAGGGCGGCGGAGTCGGCGGCAACTACAGCTCGAAGTACCTCGCCCCGTACGGCACGCCGCGCCGCGAGCTCGACGTCCACGTGGTGTGCGACCCGATGCACCAGGACTACGCGGAGATGAAGGCAGCGGGCCTGCTCTCGACCGAGTACGACTCGGACTGGGCCGGCGCCTTCGAGGTCGAGGACTCCCGCGAGGGCTGGGCCGACGCCCTGGTCGACCTGATCGACACCTTCATGACCGACGACGAGGTCAAGCACAAGGCCCGCGTCTACGACGTGTCCCGTGTGCGCTGCAAGGGCAGCCGGCTGAAGACGTTCGGCGGCACGGCCAGCGGTCCCGGCCCCTTCGCACGGATGCTCCAGGAGGCGGCCGGCGTACTGAACCGCGCGGTCGGCGAGCGGCACGTCGAGGTCGGCGACGGCTACGGCTGGAGCTACGAGCACCTGACGCCCGTCGAGGCGATGGAGCTCGACCACGCCATCGCGGAGTGCGTCGTCTCGGGCGGTGTCCGCCGCTCGGCCCGCATGGCGATCTGCAAGTGGGACGACCCGTTCATCGACGCCTTCCTGGACTGCAAGGCGGACGGCTCGAAGCACTGGACGACGAACATCAGCGTCGAGATCGACTCCACGTTCATCAACGCGCTGGGCAGCATCGACACGGCGCTCGGCCTGGAGGCGCACCACGTCCACACCCGCGTGGTCGAGGGGATGCTCCGCAACGGCGAGCCCGGCTACTGGAACAGCACCTACTCCAACGAGGGGGAGGTCAACGAGGTCATCGCGACCAACCCGTGCGGAGAGATCGCGCTCCCTCCGACCGGCGCCTGCGTGCTCGGCCACGTCAACCTCGACCACTTCGCCCCGAAGGAGAAGGGTGGGCGAGTCGACCACAAGGGCCTGACGCGGGCGCACGAGCTGATGACGCGGTTCCTGATCCGGGCCACCTACGGCGACATGACCGACGATCAGCAGCGCCAGGTGATGCACAGTGAGCGGCGCGTGGGCGTCGGCCACCTCGGAGTGCAGGGCTTCCTCGCCAAGCAGGGCATCCCCTACTCCCAGGCCGCCTACGGGTACGCGTTCCGGAACCTGCTCAACGAGTTGGCGGACACCGTCCGGGACGAGGCCCGCGAGTACGCCTTCGAGCTGCGCACGCCGGAGCCGGTGAAGGTGACGACCGTGGCCCCGACCGGCTCGATCGCGAAACTCCCCGGCGTGAGCGAGGGCATCCACCCGATCTACGCCAGGCACTTCATCCGGCGCGTGCGGTTCTCGATGACGGACCCGGCGCAGGCCGCGACGGTGCGGGACGCTGTGAACGCCGGCCTCCTGGTCGAGAAGTGCATCTACGACCAGTCCGGCAACACGATGGTCGTGGCGTACCCGACGAAGGAGAAGCTGGTCGCCGAGGTGGAGGCCCTGGGCTACGACCCGGCGATCGTGGAGTCCGCAGACGAGATCGACCTCAACTCGATGCTCGCCTTCCAGGCCATGTACCAGCAGGAGTACGCCGACAACGCCGTCTCGTACACCGCGAACTTCCCGGAGGGGAAGTACACGGTCGAGGAAGTGGCCGGCATCATCGCCCGCTGGCTGCCCGACCTGAAGGGCACGACCCTCATGCCGGACGGCACGCGGGCCCAGGCTCCGTACGAGCGGATCACCGAGGAGGAGTTCGACTCCTACGACGTGACCTCGATCGAGGACAGCACCGACGAGGACTGCGCGACCGGCGCCTGCCCGGTGCGCTGACCTGCAAACGAAGACCCCCTGGCCTCACGGCTGGGGGGTCTTTCGTCGTTGGAGGCCCCGCCCGAGCGCCACGGGGGTAGCGCTGGGGCGGGGCCGGTCTCAGGGGTTGTGCATGAAGGCCCGCCACGGACGGGTGATGATCTCGGAGTACGAGTGGTGCGAGCGGTTCTTCCCGGAGTGCTCCAGGACCCACGACTGGGGCGGCTCCCACGACCCATCCTCGCCCGACTCCTCACCGCACACGGCGCACTTCATCCTGTGCGTCACGGGCTCCGCGTCCGGCTCCCGGTCAGGTATCAGAGTCCACGTCTCGTGCCGGATGATCGCCTTCGCGCCGCTCACAGGCCGCTCCGCGACGCGTCGTTGCGTGCGGCCAGGTGGAGGCTGAGCTCCTCCCGTGCGGTGAGCCGGCGCAACTGGGTGGCGTCCCACTCCCTGCCTCCGCCGACCGCGCGGAGCTGCACCCTTCCTCCTCCTACGTGCCCCATCACGACGCCGGGCACATCGCGTCTGGTATCCCACACCGTCGACCCGAGCTCACATTCCTCCGGCTTCAGGGTCGCTGTCTCACTGTCCGTGGTGGCCATGATCCGAAGGTACGAGGGCGACACGTGCCAGCCCAGACACACAGCGTGGTAGTTGGCTGACTGATCGCCAGGAACTACCACGGAGCATGGTAGTTACCCGTTGACGCCCAGATGCACGGCCATGTCGCGCATGTCCTGGGTCAGCGTGCGCTTGCGGTGGCTCAGGATGTCCCGCATGACGTGACGGGCCATCGACTGGTGCCGCAACCACTCCGGGGACTCCGTCCGGACGCCGGTCAGCTCGTCCATGGCGTCCTGATGCGAGCCGAGGAGCACGTGGGCCTTCGCCACGTCGAGGCGGTGCCTCCCCCAGTTGTTCGCACTCGGCCGGCCGAGCCGCTTGACCCCCTTGGGGCCCACGGGCCCGTCGTCGGCCCGGCTGAGCACTCCCCGAGCGTCCCCGATGAGGGCGAGGTCTTCGATGACCTTCGTCTCGGCCGTCACCGGCCCGAACGTGGTCCAGTGCTGCCGGAAGTCGACGTGCTCGCGATCCAGGGCGCTCGCTGCGGTCGCAGCCATGCGCCGGGCCGCCTTGGCGACGTCCGGACGGTTGTTGCGGCGGGCAGCGGAGGCTACGCGGAGGTTCAGCTCACCCCAGACGGCCAGTTGGCCCGGCGTAGCGCTGGACAGGCGCGGCTCGACCTCTTCGGCCGTGGTGGCGGCCAGTTGCTCGGCCTCGTCGAAGCGGTCCTGTCGCAGGAGCAGCCAGCCCATCCCGACCACGCCCGTGGCGGCGAGTTGGGTGTCGCCGGCCTCCCGAGCGTCCATGATCGCCCGCGAGAGGGCGTGGTAGGCCATGTCGTAGCGCCGTACCTGTGTGAGGTACTTCCCGGCCAGGAGGAAGGCGCTCGCGCGGGTGACGACCGCCTGCTTGCGTGCCTCGCCATCGCTGAGGGCCACCGCGGTCTCGCTGGCGCGCAGGATGCCCGGCAGGCGCTTGGCGACGGAGTCGTAGCGGTCGGCGTGGTACAGGGAGTGCGAGTCGGCGATGTCTGTCTGAATGGAGTGCAGATCTCGGACGTCGGTGGGTTCGGTCACCACCGTGGTCAGTCCGATCGGTGGCATGAGTGCCCGGCGCAGCTCGGTCAGCTTGGGGCCGTCGCCTTCCGCCTCATGGACGGGGGCCGGCGCCTCGGAAGCGAACAGGCTGGAGGTCGTGGTGCCGAGGGCTCGGGCGAGTGCGTGGATCGTCTCGACTGCGACGGTCCCGCCTTGCTCGACCTTGCGGATGGTGCCCACCGAGAGGTCGGCCTCTTCGGCGAGGCGTTCCTGAGTCCATCCCTCGGTCCGCCGGGCGCTGCGTACGTTCTCCTGGAGCGACATCGAATCACCTCCCAACCAGCGTACTCTGGCTGGGGAATCCCGTGTGTGGACTGGGATCGAGGGTGTACCCTCAAGCTGTAACACTCGAACCAGCGGTACACCTTGGGGGTACCATGCGAAGCATGAACAACCGTGGGTCAGGGCCTGAAGTAGAGGTCGACCTCTATCTACGCATCAGCCAGGATGTCACGGGCGATGAGCTGGGTGTCCAGCGGCAGGAAGAGAAGTGCCGAGAGCTCTGCAAGCAGCTCGGCCTGAAGGTCCGGCACGTCTGGGTCGACAACGACCTGAGCGCCACCAAGAAGAGCGTCGTCCGCCCCGACTTCGAGGCGATGCTCCGGAGCCAGCCGCAGGCGATCGTGTGCTGGCACACCGACCGACTCATCCGCGTCACGCGAGACCTTGAGCGGGTGATCGAGCTCGGCGTCAACGTCTACGCGGTCGAGGCCGGGCACCTGGATCTCTCGACTCCGGCCGGCCGGGCAGTCGCCCGCACGGTGACGGCGTGGGCCACGTACGAGGGCGAGCAGAAGGCGGCACGGCAGAAGCTGGCCAACCAGCAGGCCGCCGCGCAGGGCCGGCCGTACACCGCGGGCATCCGCCCCTTCGGCTACGGCGACGACCACATGACGATCATGGCGGAGGAGGCGGCGGCCATCGTCGACGGCGCCAACATGATCCTCGCCGGGGAGTCTCTGTCTGCCGTCGCGCGGAAGTGGTCGGAGGCTGGGCTCCAGTCTCCTCGGAGCAAGGCTGCGGAGGCGAAGGCGTGGACGCTGCGCGGGGTGAAGAAGGTGCTCACCTCGCCGCGCTACGTCGGGCAGTCCACGTACCTCGGTGAAGTCATGGGCAAGGCGCAGTGGCCTCCGATCCTAGACCCGGACGTGCACTACGGGGTCGTGGCCATCCTGAACAACCCAGAGCGGTTCTCGGGAGGCCGGCGGACCGGGCGGGTGCCGGGGACTCTGCTCACGGGGATCGGGCTGTGCGGGTACGAGGGCTGCACCGGCACGGTCGCGGCTCGGGGCTACCGGGGTGTCCCTGTCTACGGATGCAAGGACACGCACACCCGGACGCCTCGGAGCATCGCGGACGACCGTGCGAGCAAGGCGACTCTGGCCCGGCTGATGTTCCCCGACTTCCTCGGCCAGATCCTCAGCTCTCAGAACGCCCACGATGGCGCTTCTAGCGCCGGTCTCCAGGCGGAGGCGGATGAGCTGCGCAAGCGGCTCGACGGGCTGGCTATGGCCTACGCAGAGGGCGCGATCAGCCTGTCTCAGATGACTGCGGGGTCGGGGGCGCTCCAGAAGAAGCTCGAAGCCATCGACGCGGAGCTGGTGAGCTCGGCCGGCATCCCTCCGCTCGACCCGGTGAAGGGTGTGGCCGGTCTGATCGAGGGGTGGCCTGGTCTGCCTCTGCCGACGCGGCGTGCGTGGGTGGACTTCTGCTGTGTCGTCACGCTGAACCCCGCGAAGGGCCGGCACCTGACCAGCATGACCACGGACGACCACGTCACCATCGAATGGCGTGACGTCGAGGAGTAAGCAGGTACGACAGAGCCCCGGCTACCCCCTTTCGGGGGTACCGGGGCCTTGTCTTGTCTCACTACCCCCGAACGGGGGTGGCGTCAGTTGTGGTGGCCGCCCTCCATCTGCTCGATGACTTCGAGGGCGTCCTCGTACTTGCTCGCCTCCTGCATCAGGAGGAGACGGAGGTCGGTGAGCTTGACCTGTGCCCACTTCGGGAGGCGGGCCTCTCGCTCGGAGCTCATGAGCGTCGGGTATCGCTCGATCAGGTACTCGGGGCGACTCATCACGGGGCGACTCGCCCGTTGGCGTTGAAGGCGCCGTACGTCAGGGGCATCAGCTCGGCGAGGTGGTCCTCCATCCGCTCGGCGACCATCTCGATCTCGCGCTGCGGGAAGGAGGGGAAGGAGGCGGCCTTGCTGATGGTGCGCAGTCCGAGGAAGTGCATCAGGCTGCGGGCGTTGGTGGTGACGTAGTACGAGGTGAAGATGCCCACCGGCAGGACCATGCGGGCCACCTCGCGGGCTACGCCGGAGCCGAGGAGGTCTCGGTAGGACTGGTAGGCGGCGCGGTAGGCGTCGTCCATGGTGCTGCGGGCGTAGAGGCCGAGGATGGGGGCGCCGGGCTCGAAGGAGTAGGCGCCGGGCTTGCCGACCTGGACGAGGTTGCGGTCGGGGCCGGGGATGTAGAAGACGGGGGCGAGTTCCTTGTAGCGTCCGCTCTCCTCGTTGAAGGAGTGGCCGGCGCGGTGGCGCATGTGCTCGCGGGCCACGAACAGCGGGGCCTCGACGTAGAAGGTGAACGAGGTGTGCTCGAAGGGGCTGCCGTGCCGGTCCCGCATCAGGTAGTTGATCAGGCCGGCGTCCTTCATGAGGTCGACGACCCGCTCGTGGCTGCCGCCCACCGTGCTGACGCGGGCCGCGGTGGCGACGTCGGAGTCAGAGGCGCTGGCCTTGACGAGCTCGACGGTGACGTCGCTGCGGGTGGCGAAGTCGGTCACGGGGTGGGTACCTCCTGGGCTTCGATGGTGTGCGTCTGGTTGGCGTGGTCGGTGATGTAGGCGCCGGTCAACATGCCGAGGATGAAGATCACGACGGCGAAGGTGACGATCACGGGGCGGTTGTCACGCTTCACTGGGCACCGCCGGCTCGTCGTAGGCGTGGAGCTCGTTGACGTGGTGGATCTTGGTGCCGTACAGCCCTTCCATGCGGGTGAGTTCAGCGCGGAGACGGCCGGCCTCCCGACTCAGCCCGAGGCCGGTGTGGAAGATCCTTCGCGGGCGCCTGCCTCGCAGCCGGCCGAAGGCGGCGACTCCGTGGAGGGTGTAGACGTTGTTGCGGTCGAACTCGGGGTAGAGGCGGGCCTGGTGGAACCCGTAGACGATGAGGACGTCATCGTGGGTGACCGGCTCAAGCGGTCCGATGGGAAGCGACACTTACACACCCTCCTCGAAGTGAGCCAGGGCCTCACGCAGGGCCTTGGCGGTACCGGTTGCCTTCTGGTCACGAGCGGCGTGCTCATCACGGAGCGACTGGTTCTCGGCGACGAGATCCTGCACGCCCTTGAGCACGCGGGCCATGTTCGCCGGGCTCCAGACGTCACCACCGAGGGGCCGGACGAAGGCGGAGGACAGCGTCACGCCCGCGGCCTTCGCGATCTGGCCGACCACGTTGCGGGCCTCGCCACCCTGACTGTTCTGTCGGTACGCGGCATCACAGTGCCCGGCCCGGCAGATCTCGACCTCCCGAACCAGTTCGGCCAGGTCTCCGGCCAGTCCCCCGACAGGGGGTGCCGGCGGTGCCTCGTCTGCGCTGATGTCGGCCGCCTTCAGGTGGTCGGCCGGCTCCTCGAAGACGATCGACTGCGCCTTGATCGCGTCGATGTCCACCTCGCCGGCCCGCCTCGTCTCCTCTGCGATGCGCTGGCCCTCCGCGACCCAGTCCCATCCGTTCACTGTGTGATCTCCTCTCTTAGGCATGGATGCGGTTCTCGTAGGAGGCGCGGGACTCCGACGTCAGGTGGAAGCCCCCGTACTCGCACTCGTACGTGCGGGTCTCGACCTTGAGGCCACGCCTCGTGCCGGCCTTGGCGTCAGCGCGCCGGGTCCGCTTGGCCTGCGCCCTGCCGAGCGCCTTCTCCGCGTTGTGGTTGTTCATGAAGTCCCGCTTGGCCCCGCACTCGCACGGCTTCCAGTTGCAGTTGCTCACAGTTCGTTAACACCCTTCGCCGTGCCCACCTTGCGGGCGGTGGTCTTCTTCCTTGCCTTCAGTGCCGGGTCATCCTTGACGAACTTGTCACAGTTGCACATCGTCATGTGGCACTTACCGCGGCTTGATCCCGCGATGGCGTGGTTGTTGGGGCTGTGCCCACACTCGGGGTTCCAGCAGTAGCCGGGCCACCCGTCCTGCTTGCCCTCCACGTTGGCGAGGATGATCCCCGACGACGTCAGCGGCACCACTCGGCCGGTGCCTCCGATGCTCACCTTCTTGGCGAAGCTCTCGGCTTCAGCGACGGCGCCGAAGGGTCCGAAGTTCAGGCCCTTGCTGCCGTCTGCCCAGGTGTGGACGAGGGCGAACAGGTCTCGCATCTGGAGCATGTCCCCCACCTCCTTGATGACGGCCTTCGCCATCTGCTCGGGGCTGTCGAAGGTGGGGTCTTCCAGGAGGTCGACGATCTTCTGGATCTCGTGCGACCTCGGGGTGATCCTCAAGAGTGGACCCGGCCCTTGTGGGTGTCAGTCACTTCACTGTCCTTTCTCGATGACCCTCGCTCCCCAGCGTCGGGCGTTGACGTACACGTAGACGTTCCATGTGGACTCGGGTGCCTTGCTGGCGTCTCGCCAGTGGCCGTCTCGCTTGGTGCGGAGGCTGCCCCGTCTGTCCAGGATCTCGATCGTCGTGCCCTCGGGCAGTTCGTCGAGCTCGCTTGGCCTTGTGAGTGTCACAGTATCACACCGTCACACTTGCACAAGCTCAGCGACGCCTCGAAGTTTGGCGTGCAGGTTGTCCACCGACCCGTCGTTGACCAGCACGTGGTCGAAGGGCCAGGCATCCAGCGCGGTCTCGCTGACGTGGGCTCGTCCGTACTTGTCCTTGGTCGGGCCCACGCCGGGCCTCTCGACCCGGATCATCACGCCGCCCCGCTTGACCACGGCCTCGGCCTCGTTCGGGAAGCGGACGTCGGTCACGACCAGGCCGGCCGCGTCCTGGTGGTCGGCGTACAGGGCCTCGACCCACACGTCATCGCCGAGCACCCGCCGGCCAGCCTCCGTGCCCGTGCGCTGGAGCAGGGACCGGACCTCGGGGTACGTGGTCTTGGCGTAGTCCCAGCCGGCCGAGTCGACGAGCTGTCGCAGGCGCAGGTTGCCGGCCCCGAAGTGGCCAGGGATCAAGGGGTTCACTGCGTACAGGAACTCCTTCAGCTTGTCGGCGTAGCCCGCCTGCCTCCAGCCGCGCTGGATCAGGGCGTCAGCCGCCGTGTTCTTGCCGGACCTCGCGTATCCGCTGAGTCCCACGATCAGGTCGGTCACTTCCAGCTCACCTCCGCCTCGACCTCTTCCCACACACGCAGGTTCTGCGCGGCGTTGCCGACGTAGGACTTCACGTCCTCCCGGATCTGCGCCCGACCCTCCACCCCGAAGGAGGTGGTCCACTCGGCCGGGTCCTTGACGTCTACCGTGATCGTGATGGCGATCTTCACTGCTCGTCCTCCTCGTAGGTGGGGTCGAAGTCGATGGTGACTCGGGCCACTCGGCCCTCTTCGATCTCGGCGTACACGGGGTAGCTGCCGTCCCCGTACTTGGTCGGGATGCTCAGGCCCAGGCCGTGGCCGGCGGGCTCGATGACGTCGTAGTTCTCCTTGTTCCACGGGTGCTTGCCGCACCACTCGGACCAGGTCTTGATGTGGTTGCTCGCGTCTCCCGTGGCGGTGTAACAGGGGTCGCCCACGAACACCGTCCCGGAGTCCACGTACACGGTGCCGATCTCTACGCGCTCACTCACTCAGTTCTCCTCGGGGTAGGTGGGGAAGATCAGGGCTGCTGCCTCGGTGTGCCCGGCCTCGGTCAGCCGGTCGGCGCAGTCACGCTGTGCCGCACGTGCGATGTCCGTCAGCTTGGCCACCGACTCCTCGTACTCCTGGCCGTACTTGTCGTACGTCAGCTCGGCGATGGCGCCCTCTACTGTCGGCGCCCACCGCGGAACGCCATGGACGTACTCCCACCCGCTGGACTGGCGGCTCAAGCGGCGATCTCCAGCTCGGCGAGCTCGGCCTCGGTCCACTCCACGTAGGTGTCCCCGTTCAGGTACACGGCTGCCAGGTGGGAGGGCCTGACGCACAGGCGGTTGCCGCAGGCGTGCTTGATCCTCACGCCCTCGGGCAGCGGGCCGAAGGCCAGCTCCCAGGAGGCTCGGCCGGCGGTCTTCGGCGTGCTCTCCAGCGACGTCATGCCCAGGCCCGTGCTCTTGGTGATGCCGCCCTCCCACTCCCAGTGGTCGCTGCTCTTGGCCACCAGGGAGAAGAACCGCTCCTCGTCGGTGTCGCCCTGCCCGAACTTCGGGGCCTCACTGTTGCGGCCGGGGGTGTAGGCACGCAGGGGGATGTCGGCCAGGACGTCACCCTTGCGTATCAGCCGGGTGTTGTGGCCGGGGCAGAGGTTGTTCGTCTTGACGTCGCGGTTGCACTGCTCGCCCTTGGTGTTGGTGACGCTGCACTTCACTGTCGCGGTCCTCTCGACTGGCTTGGCTCGTCAGGGCGTGGGCAGCCATCCCGCGCCGACCTCCTTCCGGAGGTTTCGCCTTGTCACACATGCACACTCAGGTCGTCGTCTTGTACCCGTCGAAGCACGTGACGTACGAGGTGTCGCCGACCTTGGCCCAGCAGAACTGGTGCCCGTCGTAGGTACCCCAGTGCTCCTTGCCCGCCTTGCTCTGCGCGGCGTTGAACTTCAGCCGGGCGGCCTGGTCGTTGAGCTTGGGGTTCAGGTACGTCACGAGACCGGCGCGGTCGATGTAGTACGAGGCGCTTCTCCCGTTGCCCCGCTTGCCCCCGTCCCAGTAGCAGTTGCGGACGACAGTGTTGTCCTCAGAGCAGGGCCGCGTCGGCAGATGGAACACCGGGACGTACTTCACCGCGGCCGGGAGCGTCACCGGCTTCGCGTCGGAGGCGGAGGCCGGCGAGTTCCAGGTCAGGGAGCCCAGCAGGGCGAGGGCCAGGAACGTCAGGACGTACTTCGCTGCGGTCTTCATGGGTGGTCTCCTCTTCTTCGTGCCAGGGCGGGCCCTGGTGGGTGGGGTCGTACTTCTCGTAGATGTAGGACTTCAGGACGGGGGTCTTCGTGGCGGGCACCTGCTGGTAGATCCACGCCTGCCGGTACACATCGGCGAGGAGAGTGACTCCCCACCTGACCATCTGGCTGTAGGTCAGACCGGCGATCCGAAGGGTGCGGATCTGGCGGGCCAGGTCGCTGTCGACCCGCGCACTCAACTGCCGGGGGAGCTTCACGTGGTGACCAGCTCCTCGACCATGAGCTCGGCGAACTCGGTGACCCTGCCGTCCGGGGTGAGGTAGCCCTTGTGCATCAGCTCGTTGGCGACGCGTCCGTAGTGACCCTGGAGGTCCCAGATCACGCCGCTCTTGACCAGCAGAGCGAACAGTTCGAGCGTCTCCATCACATCCAGGGCGCCCTCTTCGTAGGTGATCAGGTCGATCGCGATGTCCTTCATGCGTCCCATGGGTCAGCCCTTCTCGATCTCGGTGATCAGCGCGCTTGCCAGTCGGAAGCCGATGAAGAACAGGGCCAGGTCGGCGTGCCCTTCGGGGGTGTCCGGGCTGGGCCGACCGAACTCGGTGACGTTCTCCTTGTAGGCGCTCAGGTCCACGAACCGGCGCCACTTCACGCCCGGCTCGGCCGTGCTGCCGATGTCGGCTGCGGTGTCCTGGATGGCCTCTCGGTAGGGGGTGCTCACCTCCCCGTACTCCTTGGCCAGGCGGAGCACGGTGTCCCGCACGAGGGCGAGGAAGTCGGCGCCCTCACTCACTCGGGTGTCGGGCTCGGCGCACTTCGCGAGGCGGGCCAGGGTCGGCGGGTCGTAGTGCTCGATCTTCTCGAAGACGTCCATCGGTCACACCTTCACAGTTGGTTGGCTCATCAGGAGGGGAGATCCACTCCCCCCGACCACCCCTTCCGGGTGGTTTCGCCTTGATGTGGTCACAGTATCACACGTGCGCAGCTTGCACACTCTCCTCAGCCGTAGCGGATCTCCCCCAGTGCGGCGAGCTGGACGATGATGTCCGCCGTGCCCGCGTCGATGTGCCCGGCGTCGATGCCCTGCTTCTCGTCCCGGTCCATCCACGACTCGATGATGTAGCCGTGGTACTCCCGGTTCACGTACGCCTGGTCGATGTCGAGCAGCTTGGTGTACGCCTCGCGGATGTCTTCCGCGTTCAGGTAGTGCACACCCTCGACCTCACGCACGTCGTCGAAGGGGAAGATGGGGTGCGGCGCGGTGCCCTCGGTGATCGTCCACGTCTTGCCCTCGGGCAGGCCGGCGAATTCCTCCTCGGTCGGGCCCGTCGCCCAGTAGGTGATCCCTCCGTACGAGGCGGTGTCGATGATGTCCTGCGCACGCTCGTCGGTCAGGTACTTCTTGATCTCGTCGATGCTCGGCACTTCAGTTCTCCTGGAAGATGACGGCCCGGTGCGTCCGGGACGATCGGATGAGCTCGGGGAAGACGCGCACCATCGCGGGGGCACTCACCTGCGGGTGGACCAGGCGGGCCAGGACCAGCTCGCCGGTCGGGCAGCAACCGTCGATGCAGTTCTCCCAGTAGGCGATCAGGTTCTTGTCCGCGATCCACATCTCGTCGCAGGCGTCGTCCATCTCGGCCTGCCTGGCGTCCTCGTCGGTGTTCGCGAGGATCGTGCGCAGTCGCTCGGCCCAGTGGTTGAACCGCTCGTCGACCTCGGACATCAGGCGTTCGCGGTGATGCGGACGACCGCCTCGTTGGCCTCGTACTTGTTCTGACGGACCGCCTTGCGGGCCAGCGTCGTCGCCTTGTCCGTGCGCTTCGAGTCGCGGACGGTCAGGTCGTGGGTGCGGAACTTGGGGGTCACTGTGGTTCTCCTCTTGGTTCGGCAGGCTCATCAGCGGGGGGATGCCAGCCACCCCGGACCACCCCCGAACGGGGGGGGTTTCGCCTTCAGTGCTTGCTGCACTCGTTGACGTCCCTCACCAGGCCCTCGAACCCGTCGTCATCCAGCGCGGCGAGCTCGTCCTCCAGGTCGTCCCAGAGCTCGTCGTCGTCGAGCTCGGCCAGCTCCTCGACCGTCACGCCCTTGAGTGCGGCCATCTCCTCGTCGGTCAGCTCGCGCTTGTGCTCGCTGGTCTCGGTCCACTCGACGGTGTAGGGCACGGTGTCTCCTTGGGTGGTTGGCTCATCAGGGACGGAGATCCACTCCGCCCGACCCCCTTCCAGGGGTTTCGCCTTGGGTCAGTGCAGGTTCAGCAGGACCACCAGCTCCTCGGTGGTCACCACCTCCAGCTCGTGCTTCACGACCGCGCCCTCGGTCACCACCTCGGGCTTGTCCTTGGGCCCCTCGACCAACGTCGGGACGGGCTGGCCTGCCAGCTCCAGGACCCACGCCTCGTAGTCGTCGATGTCTCGGTGGAGGTCGTCCGGGTCGTCGTCGCCGTAGGCGTGGCCCTCCAGGAAGGTCATCGCGGCGTGCTTGTGGCCGGACTTGGCGAGCTCGCGGGCCAGGTCTTCCGCCTCGGTGCAGGTGAAGTGGCCACCCACTCCGTGCGCCGTCATCTGGTCGCCGAGGATGCGGGCGAACACCGCGAGCGAGTAGTAGAGGTCGCTGACCTCCTCCTCGGTGTCGCGCTCGTCCTCCACCACCTCCGCGAGGCAGAGGTAGCCGTAGCTCTCGGTCCAGTACTCGCCGACACCGGGGGTCTGTCCGGGCTTCAGCCCTGCCCCGCAGGTCTCGCACTTGTAGGGGGTGCCGGGCTTGGTCGGGTAGAGGATCGCGCCGTTGTCGTCCTGGCACCGCACTGCGTTCGTCGGGATCATCGGTCACACCTTCACACTCATGGCTGCCATCATCAGGAGGCGGGAGCCACCCCACCCCGACCGCCCTTCGACGGTTTCGGCTTGCGTCACTTGCACACTTACGCGGCAGTAGCGAACAGAGTTCCCCTCGTGGACGTCCCGACCAGGCGGTCCCTCCACACCACCCAGGTCACCGCCTGCACCACCGAGGGGATCTCCCCCAGGCGCTGGGCCGCCTCCCGGTAGCAGTGCGCGATCAGGGCGTACCTCCCCTTGGAGCTGAGCCCCCGGTCCTTCGCGCCGTACTCCTCCCCCACCGCGATGTCGTGGGCGTGCCGGTCGATGCAGACCGCGTCCGCGTCCGTGGGGTCGAGTATCGAGCGGTAGAAGTGGCCGGTCTTGCGGTCCATCGGGAGCACCTCCACCGGGTCGACACCCGCGAGGATCTTCGCCGCCTTGGCCAGGCAGTTCCCCGTGTGGCGGGCCGGAGTGCCCGACTGGTACGCCTCCGTGGCCAGCTCGATGTTCAGCCACCATGCCGTCTGAGGAGACAGCGCGGCCAGGAGGCCGGCCCCGACCCGGACGTCGCCCCCAGTCATCGACTCGGCCAGGCGGTGCGCACTCGGGTACCAGTCCCGTCCCTGCAACTCCTGCTCCGCGGAAGCGTCCAGCCACGTGTCGATGATGTTCCGGACGTACTGCTCACGGGTCCGGGCGTCGGTCTTGATCGGGATCATGTCTCTCGTCTCTCACTCGGCTGCTCATCAGGACCAGGCCACTACGCCTGGCCGACACCCGGCCCACTGAGGGCAGTTGACCGGGTGTTTCGCATGAGTTCGCACCTCCCGGCCCACAAGGCTGGGGATCTCTGTGCGGGGTGCTGCTGTGCAACGCTCGGGCCTTACCTCCTGAAGAAGGCGACCTCCCAGTTGCTGCCGTCACGGAATCCACGACGGTCGAGCAAGTTCGGGACGTGCACGGTTACCTGCATGTATGGCCTTTCAGCCTCGAACTGGATGGGTCAACAACACTTGCGGGGGTTGCTCATCAGTGACCGGTAACCACCCCGGCCAGACGCCATCTCGGCGTTTCGCTTTCCCGTTGTTGTTGTGACAGTATCACAGTTGCGCAGGTTGCACACTCACACCAGGGACATGAAGACCACGTCCGGTTCGCCCGCCGTCCAGTTCGCGACGCGCTCCGTCTCCAGGAACCCGAACTGCTTGTAGTACTCGGGCAGGAACCCGTCGAAGCAGTCCAGCTTGGACGCCCCCTTGTGGTTCACCGCGTCCCAGACCAAGTCCGTACCGCGACCCTTGACCGTGGAGAACAGGCCGATCAGCGTGCCGTCGCCCGCCACTCCGAACCCGGACTGGAAGTCGTTGGTGAGGTAGTACCTTGCGCCGCGAGGCATCTCGCCGGGCTCGCTGGTCGCTCCAGCGATCCGCTCGTTGCCCGTCCTCGCCCAGTCCAGGGCGGCGGTGTACTCGGACCAGGATGCGGGGTGTACGTAGGTGGTCACAGTCGTCTCCTCAGACGGTTGAGCAGGCTGGCTCATCAGCGGTCGGCAACCCAAGCCGGCCGGACGCCCCGCAGGGCGTTTCGCCTTTCAGTCTTCGCTCATCGGGGCGTCACCCTCTTCAGCACCTCGGGCTCGTACTTGGCGTGCCACTCCTCCCAGCAAGCCTCGGAGCAGAAGTCCTCGACGAGGCTGATCGGAGCAGAGCATCCGTCCGTCGCGCAGCGCTTCTGCCTACCGGCGCACCACTTCTTGGTGATGCCGCAGGTCCACTTGTGACCCTCGTGCGGATCGTTGTCGCCGCAGCGCTTGTAGTCCTTGAGACCGAGCAAGGTCACTTGCCACCACCCAGCACCTTCGCCTTGTGCGCCTCGAACGCCTTGACCTCGGCGTCGTGCACCCGCTCGCCGAACTCCAGCGAGAGGGCCCGGAGGTTGTTGCTGCGCAGACCGGCGTTCACGCGGGCCCTGTACCGGCCGTACTGGATCGAGTAGGTCGACTTGTCCAGCGACACCATCACATGTCTCCGTTCGTAGAGCAGGCTGGCTCATCAGCGACCAGGAACCACCTGGCCGGACCGCCCTTTCGGACGGTTTCGCCTTGCGATGTAGCTACACTCTCACACTCGTCACACTTGCACAAGTGGGAGGACAGTGACCCTGGTGGCCTCGTACGTCAGGGTCCCGATGGACTGGTGGGCCCGGTAGGGCTCCCATGCCGCATCGGCGAGCAGGTACTTGGACTGGCATCCGAGGACGGCCAGCCACTCCTCGGCGTGGATCTCCTCGAAGGGCCAGACGTCCGAGACCGGGTCGCCCAGGCCGGAGCCGTCGAAGGCGTTGATCAGGTAGCCGTACTCCTTGCGCCACGGCTTGGGGTACTCGGTCAGGTAGTTGGGGTACCCGAACCGGCTCGCACAGCCGAAGCAGAGGTTGACCCGGTCACCGTCGCAGGCCCGGTAGTAGTGCGTTGCGGCGATGGCGCTGTGGTCGAGCTCGTACGTGCAGGTTTCCATCGTGCTCTCCGTCTCGTTGCTACACTTGCACACTCACTGTGTGCTGTCAACCCACCCGGTTGGGCGGGTTGACGTGGCACCCCCTTTGGCTTTTGCAGCACGGGCCCCGCTCCCGTACTGGCGAGCGGTCCCGAAGGGGGTTTTGCGGGAGCCCGTAGTGGCACTCCCCCGGTCCCTTGCGGGACCGGTACTGCGTGAGGGTCTTGAGCCCTCCCACCGTCCCCCTGGCCCCGTTTCCGAGGCCGTCCGGAGGACGGTGAACTGACCTCCCTGATGCGCCAGTGGTCTGCCTGGTATCGCCTGCCAGTGAGGCTCACTCACTGACAGTTCCACACCCCTAGGGGGTGCTTCACCAAACTCGCACTGGCCGCGAACGCCCCCACACTCACATGTGAGGTCCGCCGCACCAGGGCTACCCAGTCCGAAGAGGTTTGCGAATGGCCGTCCGATGCGCTGCCGGGAACTGCGGAGGTGGCCCTCTCCCAGCCCGCTTCCCATTCGGGTCGCTGAGCTCTGATGCCGAGTGGCGTGTAAGCCTGCCCGGCCACGATCTGAAGTCTGTGTGCGCTTGGCCTCTCGGCCTTGCGCTGAAGCGACAGTATCACACTCGCTTCGGGTTGTGCAAGTTGCGCTGTGTTGCTTGATTCGCTCGGCATTCGTGCAGGTGAGCCGCTGTTCGCCACTCGGTAACCGTTCCCCGGACCATCGACATCCCGGTTCACCCACCTGCTGTGCTGCCTTGCTGAGCTAGACCTTACAGGCTTTCGCTCGGTTGTGCAAGTGTCGCTGTCTGGTCTGCCTCGCCTGCCTTGCGGCTTGCGGTGCGTCCCGTTGTGGCGACAGACAGAACTTTGCGCCACTTGCACGCTGATGTCAAGCCGTGCAGGTCAGAGGCTGTTTCGGGAGGCTCTGAGAGCCGTTCTCCGGGCCTTTCCGGGGCGTGCTGGCACGTTCCCGCATGGCCTGGGAGATGAGCCGCGAGCGGGCAGCGTGAGGGGCGCGCGAGGGTAGCACAGCCCGAGGAAGGGTGGGGGGTGACCCCCTGGGTGCGGGAGCGCTGACCGCCACGTCTTACCGGCCAAGATCGCGCCACGGTTTCAGGGTCGATCAGGAGGGGCGCCGCAGGGTGCCGGCCAGGGCCTCACGGACGTGCCCCGCGGTCAGCTCCACCCCAGGGTTGGCCACGGCGAACAGACGCAGCCGGCCGAGCGGAGAGTCGGAGGGCGGGGGCGTCTCGGCCAGCTCGGCACCAGCCATCTGGAGCGCGAAGCGGAGGTCAGTGTCGTTGTCCATGCGCCCAACAGTAAGCCGTAGGACTGACAGCCGGTACTGGATTACCGGGGCGCGGCAGCGCCCCCAGGTCGCTGGCAGCTCTGCTCTGTGGCGCCCTCGGGCGCCCCTGCCACTTCGCCCCTGACTACTACCTCGCCGTCGCTCAAGGCTCTGTGGCCGCCGCCAGGCGGCCCAGCCTGAAGCCTCGAAGGCTATGTGTAAGTGTGACCACGGTCACGCCGAAAGCATCCGGACTGAGGTGGGTCGAGCTCCGTATCAGTAAGTACAAGGGTAAGTACGAAGGACGAGGTAGAAGGCTTGAGGCCCTGGCGGGCCTCGCTGACCGAAGCTCCTTACTACTTACTGCTTACTGACTCCCTCGGGTTGACAGCTTCGAGCAGCTACCTCTTCAGGTAGGACGTCACCGAGGGCTCAACGTTCCGTGTCGGGGGTGATCACGTTGCCGAACTGGGAAGGGTCGGACAGGCGCTCGCGCCTGCCGGCCGACTGGCCCACGATCCGGCTACGGGTTCTGCGCCGAGACGCAGGGCGGTGCACCGCGCTGGACCAAGCGGGTGCACGCTGCGACGAGGTTGCGACCGACGTGGACCACATCAAGCCGGGCGACGATCACAGCATGGGGAACCTACGTTCCCTGTGCACGTGGCATCACCGGAAGAAGAGTGGAGCTGAGGGTGCTGCGGCGCAACGCGCCAAGCGGCGTGCGATCGAGAAGAAGTTCCGACGCACCGAGCGGCACCCCGGCCTCCTGTAAGACCGCGCTCCAGGACTCCCCGCCTGTCGAGCGTGAGCGCCCCCGAGTCCTCCTCTCCTCGGGCGAGGCGCCGGCCCCCTGGCCAACCACCAGGGGCCCGAGAGGGCCGGTAGCTCAGTTGGAAGAGCGGCGGAGTGAAATCCCGCAGGTCGCAGGTTCGAGTCCTGCCCGGCCCACTGGCAGTGATGCTGGCACCACTGACACAACCAACTCGCCCAGCCGCGCATACCGGGCCGCGCGTCGTAACGCCCGATGAACTTGGAGGTGATCGGTGACCGGATTCGAGATCGCGTGGGCCGCATGGGCTGGCGCCTTCGTCGTGATCGAGGGCATCGCCCTCAAGCGAAAGCAGCCCGGAGACACGCTCTCCGAGCAGGTCTGGCGGATCTTCGGTACGCGGCGCGATGTCGAGTACCCGAAGGGCCAGCCTTCCGGCCTGCTCCGGCTTCGCCGCTTCACCCTCCTGGCGTTCCTCGCCTGGCTCGTCGTGCACTTCATGACCGGCGGCCTGGTGTGAGCGTCCTCTACTTCACCTCTCCGCACTGCCGGCCCTGCCGCTCTTTCGGTCCCCTGCTGAAGCAGGAGCTGGCGGAGCTCGGGGTCGAGGTAGAGGTGGTCGACATCAGCATTCCCTCCGGCCTGGACAAGGCCGGCTCCTACGACGTGTCGAGTACACCGACCGTCGTGATCGAACGGTATGGCGAGGAGATCAGCCGCTTCACTGGGGCCCTCCTCGGAGATTCACTGAAGGACGCGCTCAGCGTCCTCCGATGAAAGGAGGTGACCGGTGGGCGCTCGCGGCCCCGTACCGAATCGTGAATCAGACCTCGCGCGCCCCCGGTCGCGTAAGGGCACCGAGGAGCAGGAGACCAAGCGCGGTCAGATGCGCAAGGTCACCGTTCCTCGCGCTGATGCCGAGTGGCATCCGATCGCGAAGAAGCTCTACGACTCCCTGAAGACTTCCGGGCAGTCGGACTTCTACCAGAACTCCGACTGGGCCCTGGCGTATGCGCTGTGCGACGACCTGTCCCACTACAAGAAGTCGGGCAAGCGGTCCGCGCAGATGGCGCAGACCCTGTACTCCGCCCTCGGCAACCTCCTGGTGACCGAGGGAGACCGGCGCCGCGTGCGCATCGAACTGCAAGAGCCCGAGGAGGAGACCACGCCGGCCTCCGTCCTCGCCATCGCCGACTACCGACAGGAGCTCGGGCTCTCCGACTGAGGAGGTAAGCCTTGGCTCCGAAGCAGGCTGAGCTCACAGCCGAAGAGATCGAACAGCTTCCCCCTACGTTCCTCGGCCCGACCTGGCAGAAGGACAGCCTGGGTGCCTGGGTCCTCCCCAAGCGCACCCTGGGCTGGCAGATCGCCGGCTGGGCAGCGGAGTACCTGCAAGCGGAGAACGGCGGCCCCTGGAAGTTCACCAGGGAGCAGCTCCGGTTCGTGCTGCACTGGTACGCCGTTGACGAGCGGGGCCGGTTCATCAACCGCAAGGGCGTCCTCCAGCGCATGAAGGGCTGGGGCAAGGACCCCCTGCTCGCGGTGCTGTGTCTCGTCGAGCTCGTTGGGCCGTCGCGCTTCTCCCACTGGGATGAGGCCAGCGAGCCGGTAGGCGTCCCTCACCCGCGTGCGTGGGTGCAGGTGACCGCGGTGAACCAGTCGCAGACGACGAACACGATGGCGCTGATCCCGTCGCTCATGACGGATCACTTCAAGGCGAAGTACAACGTCAAGGACGGCGCGGTCCTCATCCGCGCCAACGGTGGCAAGGCCCGCCTTGAGGCAGTGACTTCCTCGTACCGTGCGCTCGAAGGCAAGCGAACGACCTTCACCCTGCTCAACGAGACCCATCACTGGGTGAGCGGGAACAACGGCCACAAGATGTACGAGACGATCGACGGTAACGCGACCAAGCAGGACAGTCGTTACCTGGCGATCACCAACGCTTACCTGCCCGGCGAGGACTCTGTCGCCGAGCGGATGCGCGAGTCGTTCAACAAGATCCTCGAAGGCCGCATGGCCGACATCGGGTTCATGTACGACTCGATCGAGGCGCACCCCAAGACGCCGCTCACCGCGGTTGCGCTGCGCATCGTCATTCCGAAGATCCGCGGTGACGCGGTCTGGCTGAACGTCGACTCGATCATCCAGTCGGTGATGGACGCGACGATCGCGCCCTCACGCTCGCGCCGTATGTGGCTCAACCAGATCGTGGCCGAAGAGGACGCGATCTACGGGCCGGCCGAGTGGGACGGCCTGGTCGACGACTCCAAGATGCTGAAGCCTGGCGACGAGATCGTCCTCGGGTTCGACGGTGGCAAGAGCTCGGACGCAACAGCGCTGATCGCGCTGCGCGTTCGGGACATGTGCGCCTTCGTGCTCGGCGTCTGGGAGAAGCCGGACGGGCCGAAGGGCGAGGACTGGACAGTCCCCCGCGCTGACGTCGACTCCGAGGTGCACGAGGCGTTCCGCCTCTTCGACGTCCGGGCGTTCTTCGCCGACGTTGCCCTGTGGGAGTCGTACATCGCTGACTGGTCGGAGACCTACGGCGCCGGCCTCGCGGTGTCCTCGCCTTCGGGCAAGGACGCGATCGGCTGGGACATGCGTGGTTCGCAGAAGGGCGTGACGATGGCGCACGAGCGCCTGATGCGCTCGATCTTCGACGCGAAGCTCGCGCACGACGGTGACCTGACGCTGCGCCGGCACGTCCTCAACGCCCGGCGCCGGACGAACAACTACGGCATCTCCTTCGGCAAGGAGTCCAAGGACTCCCCCCGCAAGATCGACGCCTACGCCGCCTTGATGCTCGCGCACGAGGCGCTCTACGAGCTGCGTACGCGCGGCAAGAAGGTCCGTAAGCGCTCGGGCCGTGGCTACTTCCTCTGACCCTGTGCAAGTGTGACTGAAAGGTGGTGAGGCATGGCCGACACCAGCCCAGCATCCCTGGCGAAGGAACTCCTCGCCATCCTCGATCGCGACGAGGGCCGGCTCCACCGGATCGACAACTTCATCCGGGGCCGGCACGACGACCCGTACATGCCGCCCCAGGCGGACGACGAGTACAAGCTGCTCGCCAAGCGTGCCGTCTCCAACTGGATGCCGCTCCTGATCGGCACGCCGGCCCAGGCCCTGTACGTGGACGGCTACCGGCCCGGCAAGGCGACCTCGGGTCTTCCTGTCGTCTCGTCCTCGACGAGCGGGCAGTGGGCCCACTGGCAGCGTTCTCGCATGGACGCCCGCCAGGCCGCGATCTACCGCGGTGCTCTCGGCTTCGGTCACTCCTTCGTGCTGACGGAGAAGACCAAGAAGGGCGTCATCTCGAAGGGTCTGTCCGCCAAGCGGACCGCGGCTCTGTACGAGGACCCCGCGAACGACGACGAGGCGTACGCCGCGCTGACCGTGACGGCCAAGCCGAAGGGCGAGAGCCCCGGCAAGGCCCGGATGTTCGACGCCAAGTACGAGTACGCGGTGACGTTCAAGTCGTTCAGCGACCTCGACTCGGTTCGTGTCGGCGGCCGGAAGCTGCACGGCGCGAGCGAGTGCCCGGTCACCCGCTTCGCTGCGTCGGTCGACCTCGAAGGCCGCACGATGGGCGTCGTCGAGCCGATGATCCCGCTCCAGAACCGCATCAACCAGACCATCTTCGACCTCCTGGTCGCGCAGACCTACACCTCCCACGAGGTGCGGTACGCGACCGGCATGGCTCCGCCCATGCAGATGGAGCTCGTCGACGAGGACGGCAACGTCACCACCGACGCCGCGCTCGCAGTCGACAGCCGGCCCAAGCTCGACGGTGCCGGCAACCCGGTCCCGGCCACGATCAACCACAACGCCAGGCGCTTCCTCTTCGCGGAGGACCCGGACGTCAAGTTCGGCAGCCTGCCGGCCGGCCCGATCGCTCCGCTGATCGAGTCGGTGGACATGAGCATCCGGCACTGGGCCGCGATCAGCCAGACCCCGCCGCACCACATGCTGGGTCAGATCGCCAACCTGTCCGCCGAGGCCCTGCTCGCCGCAGAGACCGCGCTCGCGCGGAAGATCACCGAGTTCCAGTCCCTCTTCGGAGAGTCCTGGGAGCGGGTCTTCCGGATCGCCGCCGAGATGGACGGCGACACCGCCGCGCAGGACGACTTCGCTGGCGAGGTCCAGTGGCGCGACATGGAGTCCCGCTCGCTGGCCCAGGCGGCTGACGCTCTCGGCAAGCTGGCCGACCAGCTCGGCATCCCCAAGCGCGGGCTGTGGAAGCGAGTGCCCGGTGTGACCCAGACCGAGTACGAGGACTGGGAGCAGATGGCCGAGGAGGACGACTCCGTTGGCCAGCTCGCTTCGGCGCTGACGCGAGCAACCCCCGACGTGGTGCCGGCCTCACCTGACGGTGGGGTGGTCGCCGCGTGAGCAGTCCAGCCCGAGCGGCTGAGGCTGACCGCGCTGCCATCGCGTTCCAGACGGCGCTCACCGAGATCGGTGCCGGCACCGTCGCGGACGCGCTGAACCTGTGGAAGGACGTCCCGGTCACGAGCCGGGCGTCCACCGCCACATCGTGGCTGCGCCGCGCCATCACGCTGGTGATGAGCCGGCGCCGACAGAGCCGAGACCTGGCCCGTGCCTACTACCGCCTGGCCCGCGCACTGCGGACCGGGACGACCGTGGCCGATCCGTACCACCCCGAGCCGACGTACATCACTCTCGACGTACTTCGGCGCGAGTTCGCCGAGCTGACCGGAAGCGCTGACAGCCCCCAGGAGGGGCGATCAAGCGATGCGCCGGCCAGCACCTCGGACTCCTCCTCGTCGGCCGCGACCGGCCAAGCTGGGGAAGCTGACGAGGAGGCCCAGGCCGACCCCGACAAGGACCGCGAAGACGAGCTCGACCGCATCCTGGTCGAGGAGATCGCGGGCCTGCGGGAGGCCGAGGAACGGATCGAGCGCGAGGCCGAGCAGGAGCTGCGCCTGGTCCTCGAAGCGCTGGGCTCCAGCAACCTCCAGAAGAAGGTCGACGCGATCGACGGCGCCAGGAGCGCTGACGATGTCGACCAGCTCCGCGGGGAAGCTCACGAGCAGGCCGGCGCACGACAGGCCGCAGCCGCTGAGCGTGTCGCCCTGAACGGTGCCCGCTCGACGGTGTGGAACCACATGCAGCGTGACCGCCGAACCCTCGGCTACATCAGACTCTCGCGTACCGGCACCCCTTGCGGGTGGTGCGCGATGCTCATCTCTCGTGGTCCGGTCTACCGGTCGCAGAACTCCGCGGAGTACGCGGACGGCGACAAGTACCACGACAACTGCCACTGCTACGCCGAGCCTGTGTTCTCGCGCGAGCAGTACAACGGCTCGGCTACGTACGAGCTGAATCGCCGGTACGAGGAGCTGTGGCCCAAGGTCACGCGCGGCCTCTCCGGCAAGGCGGCTGTGTCCGCCTGGCGCCGGTTCATCCGGCAAGAAC